TGAGACCTTATGGGTTGAGAAGGTGCCTGTTATTTTAACAGAGGATCAAAGAAGATTACTTATTACAAGAGATGACACAGAAAAGGTGTTGCGGCCAATAAAGCTTTTGGGGCGGTTAACGGATTTAGTGGTATTGCAAAGCATTGTACTATTTTACCAACAAAAAATGCAACTGCTAACGTGGAATTTCCAGTAATTTCAACCAAATATGGAATTACCAGTTTAGTTATGATAAGTGGCGGTACAGGATTTGTGGTAGGTACACTCTACAGTTTAGTAGAGGGAACGGGTATGAAAAATGTTGTCTTAGTTACTTCTATAGGAACTAATGGTGTAATTACAGGATTTACCTTTCTAAGAGGTTTTTTTGATACTAATATAACAGGCGCAGTAACCATTTCTTCAGGTTCAGGTACTGCAACTTTTAATGCGGCACTTTCTTTAGGTGCTCAAGTAGCTTGTTCAGATTTCAATAACACATTAATAACAAGATAAATTTATAATATGAAACATATTCAATCAACAACAGAAAATAATTGGGTAGAAATTAAAGAAGTAGTTTTTTCTCCCGAAGATTTAGTTCTACTAGATAGTGATTTAGATACAGATATGGATGCTAAGCGTATTTTATTTGATAGAGTTAAAGCCGAAAAGGAAGTTGAAGCTTCCCCAGAAGATGTAATTCTTGCACAATCACTTTATGATTCTATTAAACCAGAATTAAAAGAAACTGATACTTACCTTCTAATATCAGCTGATTTTTTTATAGGTGATACCCAAAAAGGTATTCTCAATTGTAGAATTAATGGAGAACATGAACAGGTAAGAGCCTGAACTATTATGGAGGTTATAGATAGAAGTTTATTTAGATTCTTGAGGATTAATAGGGGTAACTTTATTAATCCTGTAGATAGTACTATTAATGTTACTAGTGTAAGTATAATTTCTAATCAAACTATAGCTTTTAATGGAAGTACTCAATTGATAAAAACAATTATTCCTTCTAATGCGACCAATCAATATGTAACATGGAGTTCATCTAATACATCGGTTACAACAGTTGATATAAATGGTTTGGTTACAGCTATATCATCAGGCATATCTATAATAACTGTTACAACTGAAGATGGAGGGTTTACTTGTAATTGTTCTATTACTGTATCATCACCTATTGAAGTTGTGCCACCTATGGTTACGGGTGGATATACATTGTCTGATTTTGGAGAAAATGTTATAAATAATCATAATTCATCTGATAGTGGACATTCTGAAAAAAACCAAACTATATTTAACTATATAACTAGAGATTTTAGGAATAGATGTACAAGTTTTCAAACATATAATAACACATTCTTTAATTATGGAATGGTATATAATTCTCAGTTATTGAGTAAGGCAAGTGCAGTAGATGCAGATTTAATCTTTGTACCTTATGTAAATGCAGCAACATGGATGAATGGAGAATTTTATGATTTCGTTCTTCCTGTAGGATCTCATTATGATAATAGTGGCAGTGATGGTAATACTACAAATAGTGATAGACATGATATAACTACTAATGCCGAAACATTTATAACTAATTCTATAGCAGTGGCATCAAGAAGAGATACCCCAACAGATTGGAATAAAGAAGTAACAAGTTTTGGGTTTGGTTTAGAGTTTTTTGAGGACTGTACCCCTGAAGCGTTAGACCCAGTTTATCCTGATAAAATTGTTCCTGTTTGTTTTGCTGAATTACGAACAAGTGCTGATGGATTTACTGTTTATGGTACTAGAAGTATGGATCAATTCTTTGGTAGTTCTTTAACTGTAGGAGAGGATGTTTATATTGTTTATCCTGGTGGTATTCAAGAGCATAGATTTGTGGATACAATTGTAAATGATGGTGAGTTCACTGTAACAGAAGCTTTTACCCCTCATGTTGTTAGTAATTTTGTTTCATTATCAAAAATGATAGGTGACACATTAACAAAGATATGCGATGTGGGCGTTGAAACTAACAAAATAGTGAGAAGTTACGGCAGAGGTAATGATTCATTTATTGATACATTAGTAATTGGAGAATCATTAATTCTTATATATCCAGATGGTACTTTAACTAATATTATAGTAAGTAATATTAATACATATGAGAAGTTCACAGTAATTACACAGCCTACTACGTTTAATCCAGGAGGCTTATATATTTGGAGGTATGACACAATAGGAACTTATATTGGAGGTCAAGCTCAAAGTTGGGCCGTTCCATTAGTTGCAGGTAAATTGAAAGTGATAAAAATGACTACTGGTTCTAATTGGGATACTGTAAGAAATGCTGCTAGACTTACAGCAAAAAGAAATCCAACAGGTATTCCCGAAATAGATAATACTAATTGGGATATGTATAGAGGGTTTGGTTGTATAGATGTACAAGCCGCAATTAATTATATGAATAATTCAAATTAATAATAGACATTGTGTTAAGGCGTACCACCTAGAAAATGTTCTTGGTTTTTTTGAAAATAATTAATCAATACTAGTTTAAATTCATACCGTATTATATTTATAATAAAAACATTTATAATATGCCAAGAAAAGCAAAAATACAGAGGGGTAATATGTTTTATTCCGATGCTGATTTTTTATTTGATCAAAAAATTGGTATGGATTACATAGAGCAGGATATAAATCAATATCTAACACTATTTAGAGTTGACAGAACTAAAACTAATGTTGATAGGTGGGGCGATGCTACATCCACTGGTGTCATATACAAAGAGCCCGTTGAATTGAATGTATTATATGTTATTGACACTCCGAAGAACTTAACTCATGATAAAAAACAAAATGTTGCTAGGTTCCAGCAGATAGGTAATTTAAAGTTTGATATATTTGAGAAAACATTAGTTGATGCTGGCGTAGACATTTCTTATGGTGATTATATAGGTATACAGGTAACACCAGACCAAATGGAATACTGGGTGGTGACGGATGATGGGCGATTGAATTTTGATAATGGTCATAGTTTATTTGGAAGAAGGCCGCTATACCGCTCATTTTTAGCGACTTCAGTGGATAAAACGGAATTTAACGGTATATAATTACATGAATAAGATCAATATAAATAAAAACAAGCTAAATAATACTCTTTATGGTGATTTTGAAAATAAGTCGGTAATAGATAATATTTTCAAGGGTGGAAATATTTTACCTAAACCAGTTACATATAATGAAATTCATGATGAATTTGTAACTTTTGTAAACCTTAAGTTAGAGACAAAACATGAAGGAGAGATAATACCCACTTTCTACTACTCTCAGCAGCGTTTTTCTGAGTTTTCAAAGACTTGGGAGCATGTTGATGAAAATAAAAATATTCAAGCTAATTTTAAAATAATAACTAGAGAAAATAACCCAAAAAAAGGAAGCGCTTTAGGTGAATACTATAATATACCTGGAGATGATTTTTATACGTTAGGAACAGCTGAAAAGTGGGATAATGGTAAAAATATAACCATATCATACAAAGCTAAACAGCCTTATTGTGTTGATTTTATATATGAGATTAAGATAATAGCCAATAAAATGGATTTATTAAATGATTTCAATAATAAGGTTCAAGATGTATTTAAATCGAAACAAGCTTATATTAGACCAAATGGACATTTCATGACGGTAAATCTAGAAGATATTTCTGATGAGAGTGATTACGATTTAGATGAGAGAAAGGTATTCGTTCAAACTTTCCAATTTAAAATAATGGGATATATTATAAACGAAGAGGATTTATTGATAGAGGAAAATATTTCAAGAGTTTTATTAAATATAAGTGTGGATACAAGTAAGCCTAATATAAGTGAAATAAATCAGGATGGTAATATAATAGTTGACTTCCCAAAGAAATCTAAAAATAATATTAGTTTTAAATCTAGTGGCTTTTATACTATATCCAATATAACTGCTAGTAATGTAGGTGATTATATAATTGAGGTGAACGGAAGTGCTGTAAGTAGCACTGCTTTTGAATTAAATAAATACGATAAAATTAATATCAAAATAAATAGAGTTAACATCGTTGAAAAATCTATAATTACTTTAGTAAAATAAATGAAATATAATATAGACCAAGTAATTCAAATAAATAAAAATCTAACTGAATTGAAAAGGTTAAATAAAACATTTCCATTCTTAATTTCAAAGCTATTGTCTGATAATCTGGATAGAACAATTGAAATAATAGAAACCCAATCAATAGATGAAAATATATCATTTGATGGAATAGAACCACTATATCTAAGAGAAATACGTCTTGGAGAAATTAGAAACATCCAACTAGACATAGAAACCATGGGGCTATTGAAAATTTTACTAAAATAAATTCCCCAAAACCATCATTTTTCCAAACCAAACCATATTTATATTAAAATAATCAAATTTAAATAATAAATAAAATAAATATGGCAACAAACGCAAGAGGATTAAACTCTTCACCAGGAATCTACACAAGAGAAATTGATTTAAGTTATTCAGCTAAATCACTGGGTATTACCACTCTTGGGTTAGTTGGAGAAACACAAATTGGCCCAGCATTTCAGGCCATTCCAATCACAAATTATACGGAATTTAAGTATTATTTTGGTGGAACTAACCCAGAAAAATTTGCAAATGGTTACCCGAAATATGAATTACCTTATATAGCTAAGTCGTATTTATCTGAATCAAATCAATTATATGTAACTAGAGTACTTGGATTATCTGGTTTTAGGTATAATGGAATGTGGGCTTTATATAATAATGGAACAAATACTGGTTCTACGGTTTCCGACAAAACTATATTAGCAACAATAAGACCTAAATCATTTTATAGTGGTCAAACTCAATACCCATGTATTGATAGTTTAACCGCTTCTAATAGTGTTACTGGTACTAGTCAGGAATTTACTTTGACCGCTACTTATAGCGCTGAATATAAAGCTAAAATAGGTGGGACTGGAACTACCACAACCTATAAGATATCACTAGACCCAAATAGTAAAAATTATATTTTAAGTGTATTGGGAAGTACAGTAAAAGGTTCAGCTAATTCATTGTTATTCGTTGAGGAGATGTTTGAAGCGGCAATTACTAATTTAAAAGATTTTAATAAAAGTACTGTAAATGGATTTTATACTGGTGTTTCAATTGTATTGAATCCAGCTATTGATAATGATCACGATAACTATCTATCAACATACTCATACGCTAAAACTCCTTGGTTTGTTTCTGAGGTTAAGGGTAATAAAATTATTCCTCTTTTCAGATTTATTACCATTTCAGATGGTGAAAATGCTAATAATATATTTAAAGTAAGCATCGCTAATGTTGACCAATCTACGTTAAAATTTGATGTTATTATCAGATCTATTTATGATACAGATGCTAATCCAGTAATCCTAGAACAATATAAAAATTGTAACCTAGATCCAACTGACAATACTAACTACTTAGGCGCTAAAATTGGTACCATAGATGAGCTTTTTAGTACTAAATCAAAATATGTAATTTTAGAGGTTGGTACGGATCAATTAGTTCCACAATCAATACCAATGGGATTTTCTGGTTACCCAGTTAAAAAAGTAACTAATTATAATTCATCTAAAATCCTTTATAACAATACTTATAATTCAGCGATGAAAGAAACCAAACAATATTTTGGTTTATCAAGTGCTAGCGGTATTGTAATTGACTCTGATTTCTTTAAATTTAATGGAATTAGCGCTGACTCTTTAAAATTGACCGATGGTTTTCACCTACAGGTTGAAGCTTCTAATGCAACATATTCAGATGAATTAGGTGGAGTTGTAACATTCCAAACACCTAGCAGTAGTGATTTTACAACCAATAAAAAATTAATGAAATTTACGGCTTTTGTTGGTGGTGGTTTTGATGGGTGGGATATATTTAGAGAAAATAGAACTAATACCAACGAATATCAATATGATAAATTTAATGTTAATAATAGTAGCAAAATAGATATCACGCCAGGTAGATCGGAGGCTTATAAGCCTTTTGGAATATTTACTGGTACAGCATTGGAGCAAAGTGTAGGTATACCAAATGTTTTAGCTAACATAGGCATTACTAGCGATTTTTATGCTTACTGGTCGGCTATTAGAAGCTTTTCAAACCCTAACGCAATAGATATCAACATATTTGCTAGTCCTGGTATCGATTTGGTAAATAACCAATTGCTAGTAAATGAAACTTTGGATATGTTGGAAAATGAGCGTAAGGACTCGATTTATATCGTAACTACACCAGATAAAGCGTACGGAACGGTAGATGATACAAAGGCTAGTATGAATACAGCAGAACAAACTGTTGATGATTTAGATGGAAGTGGAATTGATAGTAATTATGCGGCGACTTATTATCCTTGGTGTAAATATAATGATGTTGATAATAACCAATTTGTATTTTTACCACCAACTAGAGATGTAATTAGAAACATAGCTATGACTGATAATACTGCTTACTCATGGTTCCCACCAGCTGGTATTAATCGTGGTAATGTAGATTGCGAAAGAGCTAAGAAAAATTTAGTACTAGCAGAAGAAAATACTTTATATGATGGTCGTATCAATGTAATTAAGACTTTTGCTCAGGATGGAATTAAGATTTGGGGACAGAAAACATTACAAGTTGCTGATACTCAACTAAATAGAATTGGTGTTAGACGTTTGATGTTATATTTAAGGAAATCAGTTAGTAGAGCTAATTTACCACTTATTTTTGAACCTAACGATAATACTACAAAAAACAAATTTTTGGAAATTGTAAACCCAATTATGAATGGAGTTAAATCTAGTAGAGGTGTTTCTGAATTTAAAATAGTAATAGATGACTCTGCGGAGGCAAAAGCAAGACATGAAATGAATGTTGTTATCTGGGTTAAACCAATTGGAGCGCTGGAATATATAAACATTGATTTTGTTATCACGCCAGAAGGATTTGATTTTAACGCGATTTAATTAAACTAAATTATATAATAAAAAATACCCATTGGATCGAGTCTGATGGGTATTTTTGTTTTATAGTAGTACGGCGAAAAATCCACCCCAATAGAGTATATACAGGTTAGCAATAACCGATATTAGATAAATCCAAAAATTATGTTTACCTTCTTTTGGTTGTTCGTGTTTGTTGGCTTCGAATAATAAGCCAATAAAAAATAAGAATAATGTGATTATTTGTGGTGTCATTTTTCTGAATATTTCCAATCTAATTTATAATCAATACAACTGTAAGTGCCTGGTTTTAAGCCTGTTTCAACGAATTCAACCATCAAACTAATAATATAACTGATATTATCAACTATATATCTATGGTACACTAACATGCTTTCTTCAACATCATAACCATAATGTTTACCGCCATAACTATTTTCAGTACCTGGTAGAAATTCACCCCACTTACCAAAAATCAATGCTAGGTCTTCAATTAGATAATCACCACCATAAGGACTATAACTATCTAAAAACACTTTTGAATCATCAACCACCTTGAATTTAAAGTTTTTAATCAACAACAGATGATTTTCTTCTAATTTAATTTTTAATTTTGCCATTTTTATTATTTATTTTATTATTGTTTCAAAAGTTATTTTTTCACTTATTTGTTTACCTCGCTGTGTTATCCACATTTCACTTGGCAATGTTTGTGTTTGACATATTTTTAAACCTCTCCATTTTAATTTACCAGCTGTTATCTCACCTTTAATTGGTGGAACAGCATTTTCTCTAATGGCTTTTTCTAAAAAATCATTTGTTAACTCAGCATATCTTTGAATTATTTTATCTTGAATTTCTGGAGTGAAAATATCGTTGTTGTCTTCTTCTCGTATAAAATCTGATATTACTTTTAGTTTTTTCATCTATTTAAACTATTACATTGATATAAACTAGAAATCCAACTAGTCCTATTGATAGTACCAAGCTAAGATAGTATAGACCTAAACCTACTTTATTTAACACCTTTCTCTCATCAAATTGAAGATGTTTGAAAATGTTTATTATCAATTCAATTATATAGTTTTTCATGATGTTTATATAGTTTATCGCAAATGTACGAAAAATAATTGAATAAACCAAATAAATTTCAAAATAATTTATACAATAAATAAAAACCGATATATTTATAATAAAAAATTAAAACTATTATGCCCACTAAAGTAACCTATAACGAACCAGTAAAAGAAAAAGTTAAGGTATTATCTAAATTGGTTTTTAATCTAAATTTTACATCAACTAAGGTATTGGCTTATATTGTAACTATCATGGGGTTTGTTTTATCATTAATTTTAAAATCTGAATCACCTTTTGTAATGGCGGTTGGCGCATCTACCGTACTGATGGGAGTGAAAGCGGTATCTGATAACAATGTACTAGTTAAAAACGGAACACCAGCTAACGAACCACCAGCATAATAAAATAATTTCAAATAATTCAATAAAAAATAAAATAGGGTTATATTTATTATAAACAATTAAAATAGAATGAAAGACTATTTATCGGAAACAACAAATAAAATGATTGAGGAAATAAAAAATATACTTAATGAAAGTTATGTTTTTAACGAAGATGAAACATCTAATAATTCAATCGCACCAGTAAAAAATGGTATTGGTAGTTCTAGACCAGATAATAATCAAATGAGAAAAGATAATAATCAGTTTGAGGATAAGGTGACCCAAATAAGTAAGGCTTTAATGTCATTATTAAGCTCTCTATCGCCAGCAAAGGATGCTGTTAAGTATAAGGCTATAATGGGTATTTTAACTAGCGTAAACAAGCTGTTTGAGGCAGAAGTACAAGCAGAACCAAAAATATAATAACTAACTAAAAAACAATTAAAAAAATAATATAATATGTCAGATACACTTTTAACATTAATGAATTACGAACCACACAAAAATAATAGGTTCTTAGTTAGGTTTCCATCAGATATGGGTATACAAAGTTGGTGGGTTTCAGCATCTGGACTCCCTGCGTTTAACGTTGCCGAAACTGAGGTTCCTTTTATGAATACCAAAGCCTATATAGCTGGTCAATATTCATGGGATACAATTGAAATTAAATTTAGAAATTTCATTGGACCATCTACCGTTCAAGCCTTAATGGAGTGGGTGCGTTTATGTGCTGAGTCTGTAACTGGACGTATGGGTTATAAAGCTGGTTATGCTAGAGATATTACAATTGAACAATTAGACCCATCGGAAGTTACTGTTAGTAAATGGTTACTTAAAAATTGTTGGATTAGTAAAATGTCACAAGACGGTCTTTCTTATGACGATGATAAAATTAATGAGACATCTTGTACGATTCGCTATGATTTTGCCGTTCACGTATACTAATTCATTGATAATCAAACAGTTACATACTTTAAAACAAAAATTTTTCTTTTCTTTTTATATTTTTCATGTTTTCTTTTTTTGGGTTGGTTGACTTGACTTCGGTTATGTTAACCAATTTTTTTGTTTGATAGATTTGAAGAAAAAATTAGATGTTGGATATTTATAATAAAGTTGATATTTTGAAACAACCAGCACCAGGAAAGAAGATAGTAAAGAAGCCTAAAGTCGAGAAAAAGAAAAAAGCTTGTAGGTATGGGACGTCTAAGCTGGAAGTGTACTTTATGGAAGAGTTTCTGGATAAGCTAGATATTGAGTACGTTTATCAAAAAGAATTTAAATCTTTAAAACGAGTTTTTGACTTTTATTTTCCAACATTAAACATACTTTTGGAGGTCGATGGCTGCTGGTGGCACTCAGACCCACGTTTTTACGATCAAAAACAGCTAAATCCAATGCAGAAAAAAAATAAAAGAGTAGATGAACAAAAGAACTACTGGGTTGCTATGAACGGTATACCACTAATAAGGATATGGGAATATGACATTCACAACAATTCAGAAAATGTAATGTCGATGTTAAAAGAGAGATTCGGTTTAGAAAAAGAAAAGAAGTTAATAACCGAAGCAAAGAAAACTGGTGAGTTCTTTAAGAAAAAAACAGATGGTTGATATTTATAGTTTTAGAAATCAAATAATTAATTTATAATAAAAATAGGGATAATAACGAAAAATAACAAAAAAACATGACAGAGCAAGAAAAAAGACAAAAACAAGAGGAATCAAAAGCTGAATTTTATAGTAATTTAGTGGAAGAGTCTAAAAATCACGGTAGTAAAAACACCGATAGATTGCTAGATGCAGCAAAACAAGATGGTTTAAATATCCAACCAAAGAAAGAAGTTACTAAAGCAGTTAAACAACTCTGGGGAGATGTAGACTATGAATACGTTGAGGAAGAGGGTAATTACTCGGAAGACCCATACTCAGACCTAGATGATGACCAACTACAAATTCCATCTGATTTAGTTCAATTACCATCAAAAGGTTTAATTTATGGTAATGGCTTTAAATCAAAAATTGCAGTATCATTTTTAACGGCAGCAGATGAAGATGCAATCACCAATCCTCAATACTACGAAGGGGATTTACTAACTGACATCCTTATCAGAAGAAAGGTATTGGATAAAAATATTAAACCTGAAATGCTATGCACGGCTGATAGAGAGGCTATTATGTTATGGTTAAGAACTTATTCATACTCAAATATGTTTCCAATTACCGTAGCTGACCCAATTACTGGTGAACGTTTTGACTCTGAAGTGGACTTAACAACCATCAAACCTAAACCTTTCAAACTAAAACCAAATGATAATGGACTGTTTGAATTTACACTACCAAAAACTGGTGATTTAATTGAATTCAGGTTTCTAGTACACAAAGACGAGGTTGATTATAATAAAATACTCAAAAAAACCAATGAAAAATTAAAAAAATACTCATTGGAAACATCGGTACAGACACTAAATGAATTGATATCTGCTGATAAGGAAATTGAAACAAATAAGAAAAAACTAATTGATTCAGCGTTAAAAACTATTGAAAATTATGTTAACTCAATTCCAGAACCAAGTGAAATAGCTTATAATAAGGGAATTACATACCGACTTGAAAAATCAATAGTATCAGTAAATGGAAATAGAGATAGAAAAGCTGTTCATGATTATGTAGTCAGAATGATAGCGTTTGATTCATTAGCGCTTCGAAGGTACATATCTAATAATATCCCAAGTCTTGACTATTCAATTGAAATTCAGCGCCCTGACTATATAATTGAGTCTCTCGGAGGTGAGATTGGTATACCAAATACATTTCATAGTACCTTGGAATTTGGTATCACAGCTTTTCTCAATGTTTAAAAATCTAAAATTAGATCTAGCTAAGGAATTATTCTCAGTTCAAAAATACATTGGATTGTCTAGAGATGAAATATATAAAATGCCAACATACGAAAGAAAATTGATGATAAAATTACATAACGAGGTTACTGAGAATGAAAAAATGATGCAGAGTGCCGCGGTTAATAAAGGTAGAGGTGGTGGTAGAAAATAAAAAAAATGGTAATAGGTGTTTTATGTCTATTACCATTTTTTTTATTGTTAGTTTGTTTCTGATTCTATGTATTTGAAAGTGTAACCACGATGGGATTTTTTAGCACTACGCAATACATCTTGCACTAGACCTCTTTTTAATTTCATTTCAACACATAGAATATCTATGTTTTCTAATATATTTTGCTCGCCAGTATTTATATTAGTACATAATATTTGTTTTAATTTTTCTGACGGGAAAAAATCATTCATCCAACCGTTTTTAATAGAATTTTTAGCAGTACCATAAAATTTATAATGAAACACACTTCTACTACCATTACATAGTAAACTTGCATTTAAGCAGTTCTGGTAATCTTCCCAGTAATGTGGCGGTTTTATAGCATCTTTCATGTGGGAACAAATTTCATTCATCCACCCATGTTTTCTACCCAACCACATAAAACTTTGAATTCTTCTAATTCGCCTAGTCTTTCCGTAGTATAAAACTCTTTACCGTGTTTTACTTTAAACTGAGATTTGTTTTCAACTGTTTTACCGCACTCTATCCTGTGTAGCTTTTCTTCTGAAAAAAATGTTTGTTGTTTGTGATTTTTCAACCGAAAGGATTTCTGGTTGTTCTGAAATGATTGTTTTTGTTTCCATTTTGTCGTTTGTTTTTTTATAATATTATTTTATTTTTTCGTTTGTAGTGATAAAGGGAAAATAAGTAAACGACAACCTATTTTTTCGACGGATCAAGTCTATCCCTTTATTATAAATATAATCCAATTTTATTTTTGAACAAAATTATTGAATTTATTTCACTACAAATATACGAAAAATAATCATAAAAACCAAATAAAATTTAAAAAAGTTTTTTATGCGAAAAAACTCATAATCCAAAAAAAACCAAGAATACCACCGACTAATATAATTACCCCAATAGCTTTAGCAAAAAACCACCCAATACTAACATCAAACCATTCGTTTGAATTATAAATTTCTTGTAATCCCTTAATAGGTTCATGAACCCAAAATCTTTCACTCATAATAATGTTTTTTTAATTGTTTAAAATTATTTTTTTATTTATCTGACAAAGATAATGTTATTATTTTTATTTTCAAAATTTTTTAATGTTTTTTATTATTTAGTTCGCGTAAAAATTAAACTATTATATTTATAATAAAAATAAACCAATAAAAATGGCTGGAGAAAAAGATTTAGAAAATGCAATAAAAGCACTAACAAGGACTATTAAGGATACTAATTTTTATGGTGGTTCGGCTCAACCACAGAATGGTGGTAGTAAAGCGGTTGATGAGGCAACTAAATTAAGTGCGGCATCTGAAAAGATATTAAAGAATCATGTTAGATATCAACAAATTTTAGCTGATGAGGCAGTGATTTCTGGTAAAATAAATACTTTAGCTGCTAAAAATGAAAAATTAGAAAAGGCTAGACTCTTTCATGTTCAAAAAATGAAAGAGTTACAGGATTTAACAGCTCATGGTTACAGTAATTTTACATTGGAACAAAAAAAACACGTAGATTTAGCTAAAATAGAAGTTGATAAAGCCAAAGAGCTATATGAATTAACCGAACAACAAATTAAATTAGATGAGGAAAGGGCTAAAATTCTTATAGATAACAACATAAAAGAAGAAAAAGCAGCTAAAAATAGGGAAAAATTCGACAAAGCTAAAAAAAATGTTGGTGATTGGTTGATAACCCAAGGTAAAAGTATGCTTAGTTCTCTTTTGGAACAAGATTCTGCTATTTCTAAAATATCATCTAACTATGCATTATCAAGAGCGGAGTCTGGGGAATTAAAATTGAATTTATCTAAAGTGGCATGGCAGACCCAAATGATCGGGGTGGGAATGCTAGATTTAGTTAAAATTCAGACAGCGTACACAGATCAAACCCAAAGAGCATCTTTACTTACTGGTGATTCTTTAAAAGCTATTGCGACTATGGGTGTAGCAACTGGTATCGGCGCAGAGGGTGCTGCTGCTATGGCTGCTAATTTCGATCAATTTGGTTATAGTGTATTATCAACATCTGAATTGGTTGATGACATGATGCAAAAGTCAAAGGCTAATGGAATTTCTGCATCTGTAGCAACTAAAAATTTAGAGGGTAATCTTAAAACGGCTAACAGCTATTCCTTCGCCAGGGGCATGGCTGGAGTATCTGATATGACGATACAAACAGCTAAATTAAAGATAAATTTTTCCACTATAGCAGCTATGGCAGATAAATTACAATCTGTTGAGGATTCGATAACTATGGGCGCAAATCTCCAAAATTTAGGCGGTAGTTTTGCCGCCCTTGGGGAACCACTAAATTTATTAAATCAGGGGTTGACTGATATGGAGGGTTTATCAAAAACATATGAAAAAATGTTAAGCGGTATAGCTACGGTAAATAAAGAAACGGGTGAAGTTAAAATTGGGTCTTATGACAGATTACGCGTCAAAGCAGCTGCCACAGCTATGAATGTATCATTTGATGAAATGATGGAAAGTACCAGAATGAAAGCCAAAAGAGAGGCTGTAGCAGTTCCATTAAAAATGGTAAATGCCAGTGACCAAGATAAAGAATTAATTACATCATTAGCAACATTTGAAAAAGGTAAAGGTTTTACTGTAAATATAAAAGGTGAATCAAAATCAATTGCTAAATTATCACCATCCGATATTAAATACTTGCAACCTGATAAGGTGCAATTAGCAACTGTTGCGGAGGCTACATTGGGTATAAAAGATGTTTTAACAAATGGTTTTGAGGCCGTTAAAACAGCGCTTTTTGATTTATTATTACCAGCTATAAATACAATAACTGGCATTTTACAAAAGGTTTTTGGTTTGCTAATACCAAATGTTGAACAAGGATTAAATGGTACTAGGAATGCAGCTGGAATGATAACTGGAGCTGGAGGAAATGCAATGGCATCTGGTATTTCTGGTTTATATGGCGCCAGTATGGGTGGTATTGGTGCGATGGGAGCTAAAGCAACATCTTTGATTAGTGCTGGTGGCGCTGGAAATGTAGCAGCTGGTGTTGGGATGAAAGGATTGACAGGTATTTTAGGTAGTATAGCTAAATTTATGCCTTTAATAGGAGGGGCAATCTCTGGAATTGGTGAATACAATGAAAGTGGAAATGCTGGTAGAGCTGTTGGTAGAGGAGTTGGTGCTATGAGTGGTGCATATGCTGGCGGAGCAATAGGAGCTGCTGTAGGTGGGCCAATAGGGCTTTTATTAGGGGCATTAGCTGGAGCTGGACTTTCTTACGTTGCAGGCAATGTTGGTGCAAATTTATTAGGTTCATTTGATCAAGCTCAAGATATGATTATTCCAAGTGGTGGTCGTCCCATAATGCTTAACAGCAAGGATGATGTGATCGCATTAAAACCAACAGGAGCCATAAACGAGGCTTTATCCCCAAGAAATACTGCTCAAAACAATTATAGTTATGCATCTCCTACACCAGCATATAATGTAAACACAAATGGTAATAATATCGGAGGTAAAATAAAATTAGATTTAAGCGGTGCTATAGATTTAAAAACTTCTGGTGGCGGCTCTTCTAGAATAGATGCTAGTGAGTTAATACGTAACCGTCAGTTTATAAGGGAGTTAACTCGTCTAATAACGCAAACCCAAAGCTCCATGGATAACGGTGGTACAGTGTCTTCTAAACTTAATGCAAATGCATTTTAAATAATACACTCCGCCTATCAAATTCCCCACCATTTATTTGATGGGGTTTTTTTATTATTTATATCCCCACTATTCAATTCAAACCACCATTCCCTACCATTCATATTAAATCCCCAAAAATTATCCTTAAATCGCCTTATTTTGAGCTATTGCCATTGATGTTGGCTATTTCATTCATTAACCCCAGATTTCGTCCTTAATGACGGATTTATCAGTCACAACTATTATTATTTCACTAGTTAACCAGCTTTTTACCCCATAACTATAGTTATTTACGTAGTTATTCTTTTTTAGGTATTTATTATATAAATAAAAAAATAATTTATTGATATATTTATAATAAAATAAAAGTACATTATTATGAAAGAAGAAAAAAGAAAACAAATTATTCTAAAACTACCAGCAGAACTAAAGGATAACTTTTATGAGTTCTGTAAGACTAAGGGTTATTGTCCATCTAAACGAATTAGAGTGCTGATGGAGGAAGATTGTAAAACATTAAACTAATAACTAACTGAATTGGAACAGATAAGAGCATATAAATACAGACTATTACCATCCGAAGAGCAACTTGAATTAATCAAGAAAACTTGTGGGTGTGCTAGAGTTGTGTACAATTCACTCTTATACGAAGTTAAAAACCAATTAGAAAATAAAGAAACAATTAACATCCTTAAAGTTAGTGAACTTTATGAAAAACATGAGTTTCTTAAAGGTATAGATTCACTGGCATTAGCCAATGCAAGGCTTAACCTACAAAGAGCTTTCAATGATTTCTTTAAATCAAAGAAAGGTAAAAGAAATGGTAAAAGGCTAGGTTTTCCCAAATTCAAGAAGAAAGACAGTAATAAAAATAGTTATACTACTAACAATCAAAGCGAATCAATCAGGATAGTTGATAACTTAGTTAAACTACCCAAACTAGGTTTTGTTAAATTCAAACAACATAAACCCATCGGTGGGTTGATTAAGTCAGCTACCATTACGGTAAACAAAGATAATTCAGTGGAAATATCAATACTTTGCTTAGTTAAAGTTAAGCAAGTTATAAAGAAAAATAAAGAATTAGATAAATTAAAAATAGTAGGACTAGACATGTCAATGTCTGATTTCTATGTTAGTTCCGATGGTGAGAAACCCAATTACCAAAAGGAATATAGAAAATCAGAGAAAAGACGTAAGAAACTCAATCGCTCATTACATCGTAAAACGATGCAAGGAACTGGAGAGTTTAAGTTCAATAAAAAGTGGGGCAAAGAGGTAGAAATCAAAAAACCATCTAAGAACCGAGAAAAAGCAAGAGTTAAATTAGCTAAACACGAAGCCCATATTACCAATAAGCGAAAAGACTATTGTCATAAGATAAGTAGAAAACTAGTTGATAACAACGATGTTATAGTACTAGAAGATATTAACTTACAGTCTATGTCGCAGTGTTTGAAGTTAGGTAAATCTACTAATGACTTAGGCTTTGGAATGTTCCGAACTTTTTTAGAATACAAGTCTATTGAAACCGATACTTTAGTTGTTAGAGTACCTAAATTCTATGCAAGTTCAAAGAACTGTAATGATTGCGGTCATAAACACACTGAATTGAAGTTATCCGAAAGAAGTTGGTTTTGTCCTAACTGTGGCGTAGAACACGATAGGGATTTGAATGCCTCTTACAACTTAAGAGATTATCTAAAATATAGCATATTAAATACCGTAGGAACTACGGAAATTCACGCCTGTGGAGATGAGACCTATACTTTAAGGGAAACCTTATTGCAAGTATTGTCGCTGAAACAGGAAGGTAACATCGTGAGGATTACCACCGAAGCCCCTTCCTTTAGGAAAGGGTGAGTTCACTGATGAACGGGCGCGCTATATTAAAAATATTATTTACTAATATTTTTAATAACTACAAATGATTAGCAGCTTATTAATAGTTTAGTTAAACTTTCTTAATTCCATAAAACTTTTTTCTTATTTCATTTGGTTTATTCATTTAATTTTCGTATATCGCGTGCGCGCCCGTTCCTATGTAAAAATCTTAAGAGAATATTTTGAAATAATATTATGAAAAACTGAACATAATAATAAAAAAAACACAATATTAAAACTTAAAATATTATGATTAAAAATAATATTTTAAACTAAACATAATATTAAAAGAAAAAACAATATTATTATTCAAAATATTTTAATTATAATATTATTGCGCATACGCGCGTAACGTACGTAAATTTTTCATATAAACAAAAAATAAGATGTTAAAGTTTTTAAAATATTGAAAATAAAAAAACAGATTATATCTCAACCATAATATTTCAAGTTTTTCAGATTGTTGAATTTTTAAATATTATATCAATATCAGATTAATTAAAGTTTTTCAGATTGTTATTTCTTTTATATTACTAGAAGTTTTCATATAATAAAAAAGTTTTTAATATTATTATTTAGCTGTTTTTTGTATAGATAGACCACCACTGCATCCAACTAAGTTATTTCTGACCACCTAATATCCTCTAATAACCAATAATATCAATTAATAACACCGTTTCTGACCACCTAGAGACCACCTAAACTTATACAACTAAAAAACTCTACTAAAACCAACTAAAATTTATTTTCTAAACTAAAAACTTTTTTCTTTTATATTTATAATAAATAACACCAACTAAGACTATACCAATAGCGCAACTAAACAAAAAAGAAGATGACCAACCAAGACATTAATTCACTTTCACCTATATACAGGGATATGGCTTTAATTCAGAACATCGGTAAATACAACCAAGTTACCGAACCTCTAATTAATCCAATTGGGACTCCTATTGATACTGTATACACTAAAACAGGACTTTTAGGGACTTAGATGAGGAAACTATCAACTTTGATAAAATAGTGGATAAATACGGCGCTAATAACACCTACATTGATTTAATTGAGTCCAATAACTCTCTAGGAAAAGTTATCAACGCCGTTTCATCTTTGGTTAGAGGTGGAAGTTTTAGTGTACAAGGTCTTTTAAATGGTGAAACTGATTTTCAAAATGATACTTTGGTTAGTAGGGGTGCTAGTATATTGGCTGGTACGGAAACTCCACTTGGTATATCAGCTACTAAGTCTTTGGGTTTGAGTCTAGCTAATAGTGTATTATCAAAAGGTCAAATAGCGTTTGAAAAGTGGGCTAAGGAGCCTCTTGGATTTATGGACGCTGTGGATAGTTTAGATGTAGATAAATTAAAATTAGATTCAAGCGTAAGTAAAATTATTTCTGGTGTTTTTCCAATTTATTTATTCAGTGAGGTTAAGAAAGCTGGTGATGTACACTTCAATATACACAAGGATACTACTTTTAGTTGGACTAATTATTCTAATGGTGATTATATAGTTGATACTAGCACGGGCAAGAACGTAATATCAAGTCCAGAAGATATAACTAACAAGCAATCAATACTTTACAAGACTCAACAGTTATTTAAGAGTGGAAAGATAAATACTTTAATTACCGATTTAGATAACAGCGATCCAAAATATGATAATTCCAATGGTATAGTAAGCAGAGGCAGGGCTTTAAAAGAAAAAGATGGCGTTAACTACGCTAGGGTGTGGACGGTAAATAACCAATATAGAAATATACGAAATTTAATGAGACCTTTCAACCCAACTGGGACATCTGAAAACTTAACCATATTAGAAAAAGACTTAGCCAGAGTTAGACCAGGTGCTGAGGCTTTAAAGACTCATGGTGTATTAGAAGATAGTGGTTTCGTTAAAATAACTCCTTATAAGAGGGATGGTAAGTACGGTAAAGACGACATTAAAAAATATATGTTTTCTTTGGAAAATTTAGCATGGAAAGGCTCATTGGATTCATTAATTGAGGGTACATCACAAGAGGGTCCTAATGGTGGTAGATTGATGTGGTTTCCTCCTTATGATATTAAATTCAATGAAGATTCATCAGTTAACTGGAACTCAGACACTTATATTGGTAGAGGCGAACCAGTTTACAGTTATATAAACACAGAAAGAAGTGGAACTCTAAGTTTTAAAATGATTGTTGACCATCCAAGTATAATTAATTATTATAAACAAGCTAACCCAGATGGTAGTACTATTAAAACTGAAGATTATCTAAGATTTTTTTCTGGTAACGATGTTGTTGATTTGGAGTATAAAGAGCCAGAGGTTAAAGATAATCCACCATACGTACCTAAAGTAACGCCAGAAGGTAAACCAATTATTTATAAGTTTAAGGTTTATTTTCCTAATAATTTAAGTGGAAAAGACTATATGGAAGATCCAGCTAAATTAATAAAATATTTGTATAGTGGTGCTTATTGCGATCCAGAATACCCAAGTGGTAAGGGATATGAGATGGCTCCTAAAACTGGACTAACAATGAATGAAAATATTAGTTGTAGAACGTCATATTCAGACAATGCAATTTCAATGTTAAACGATATACTAACTGAAATTAATAATTATTTAAGTATAGTTCATAGTGAATATAGTATTACTCCTTATACCAACTATTCAGAGAGCGGTGTAAGTGGCGGTACAGTCAGTTTTAATTCAATATTTGATTGTGATTTAACTTACAATGGCGAAACGTTGTCACAGGCAAGTAAAAACGCAATAGGTAATATCGAAATAGTGACCGATGATTTCAATCTAAAATTTCCAGAATATAATTTAACTGTTTTTGATGGTTTTTATTATAGTCCAGTATTAGTATCGGCGTTCCCAGAGCAACAGCAGAAGGGATGGGAAGTAATAAATAATGGTAGTATGAGAGAAATAGAGGCGTTGAAAACTAAAATAACAGCCGATAAGGTATTAAGAATTGATGATAGCTTTTATATATTTGATGAAGATAAAAAAGATGAAATGTTAAGAATAAGAAAAAAGAAAATTGTTGGTGAGAATTATGGTTATGGGGAATATAATGTAAAGGATTTATTATCATTTGAATTAAATAGTAAACGATATAATAATAACAATACAGATTCAAATTCTACTGGAAATGTAATATGTTCTTTTAAAGAAATGTATGAACTAATTAATAAAGGTACTGATATTTCATTCGATAACAATTTAGTTCTAAATAAAAATGATATTAAAGAAATACAAAAAATAGAGATAGTTGGTTATGCAAGCTCTCAAGGTAATGATGTAGCTGGCGGTGTAGAAAAAAACGATGCACTAGCCAATAACAGAGGTGAATTAATAGGTAAATGGTTGGGTGATTATTTTACAAACGCAAAAATTGAACCCATTAAAAGTTTTGTTAGTAAAGAAAATTATGGTAAATACGCAGACGATACAAATGCGGAAATAGTTAAAAAAGATAGATGTGTATTAGTTCAAATGACTTTCAATTCAACCACAGAAATAGTAAATGAAGATGATAAAAAAGCCATGGAAGCTAAACAAGCTAAAGATGAAGCTATAAATAAAACCAAAAGACAGCATAAAAATATGCATGGTTATTATTGGGGTGATAATAAAACATATAGTCCAAAAAATCAAAATGAAACACTTTTCAACGACGAAGCTCAATTTTTTGAACCTTTAAATCCAACCGATGATTTTGTTGAGGAATTAATGGGTGAATATTCACGTAAAATTAAACATTTTCATCCAGCATTTCATAGTACCACACCAGAGGGATTTAATAGTAGACTAACATTTTTAAATCAATGTACTAGGCAAGGACCAACAAATAAAGAAAAATCATCGACTACCGCTGGTAATATGTCATTTGGTAGACCTCCAGTATGTGTATTGAGAATCGGTGATTTTTATAACACTAAGATAATTGTTAGTAGTTTAGCTATTAATTATGAGCCACTTATTTTTGATTTAAATACAGAGGGTATAGGGGTACAACCGATGATGGCTGATGTAAATATACAATTTAAATTCGTTGGTGGTTCTGATTTAACTGGACCGATAGCTAGACTACAAAATGCTATTACATTCAATTTCTTTGCTAATACAGGAGTTTACGATGATAGAAATGATAGATTAAAAAGCTATACATACAACGAAAGAACTAAGAAATATGATGATAACTATGATTTGATGTACAACCCAAGGATTTATGATTAATTTATAATATTATAATTTAGAAGCGGATTTAGTGATATTTCCGCTTTTTTCTTTTAAAAAACCTTTTACTTATATTTATTTTTATTAAATTAAAAAGAAAGACATCCGATAAAGAAATTCAATATAAATTAGGTACTACCAGGATGGATTTACTATCATATAAATATTATGAGGATCCAAATTACGGTTGGTTGATTATGTTAGCCAATCCAGAATATGGCGGTCTAGAGTTTGAGATACCAGATGGTGCATCTATTTTAATACCATACCCATTAGAAACAACCATTCAACTATATAATAATGAGGTCTCTAAGTATTCAACTTATTACGGGATTTAATAATAAAATAAAAAAGTTATAATAAATTTAATACCAATCACTTATAGATATGCCAGAAAATAACGCTAATAAGATATTATATTTTGACCCAAATGATACAATTCCAAGTGGTTCAGACCCATATGGTTTTAACGCTCAAAATACACCTAATATATTTAAAAATCCAGAAGATTATTCGATTGCCGTTGACTTGATAGTTGATTATAAAACACATAATACATATGCCGTTGGAAGACCAGAAACTAATACAGTAAGAAAATTTAGTTTAATCAGTCAGGGTAAAACACAAGGATTTTTATCTGGTAGTGAGTTGGGTGGGTCTAGGGTACTTACTGATTTTTTTACTAATATAGATCAGAGTACTAGTGATGTTGAAAAAGTAGATGAGGCGATGTGTATTAGCTCTATTGATATTGAGTTTAACTCATGGTATGCTGCATCGGTTATTATTAATTTTGTTGATGTTAGAGGTGCCGCGTTGTTTGATCCTACTGAATACGGTGGAGACGGTAATGAGAGTGTTTTTAAATCGTTTTTTTCCTTTCCTTATCCAATGTATACTTTAAAGGTTAAAGGTCACTATGGGGATGCTGTATCTTATAAACTACACTGTTCAGATTTTAAAGCTCAATTTAACTCACAAACAGGTAATTTTGAAATAACTGTTCATTTTATTGGTTATACTTATGCGATGTTAAATGACGTACAGGTAGCCTACATGATGGCTGCTCCTTATGTTGATGCAAAACAAGCTACTAATATAGATAGTGTGGGTCCATACTGGGCTAGTAAAACAATAGAAGGTGGACCATATAGGTCATATGAGGATAGACCACTACCAACGATGATATCACTATTTAAAAAAATAAAGGATGCAAGTTTCGATGTAGCTAAATTTAATGCTGAGGATAAAGTTTCAAAAGAAGCAAAGGCTCAGGAAGCAATAGTTGTCGAGATAAAAGAGATTAGATTAAAAATAGAAGATTACAGTAAGTCATTTATTAGAAATTTCGATGGTAAGTTAGTTGATGGTAAAAGCGTTAAAAGCACTAGTAAAGTAGGTTCAGTATACGCAGAAACTAAAATAGATATTGAAAAAAAAGCGTTAATAGCATTATTAAACAGTTTTATTACAAATCATAAAGATCAAACCACATTTACATACAAGGAAAATGTGGTTCCAGTTCCAACACAAAATTCTGATACTACATATACGTTAGATTTAACCGAATTATATACACAAGCTATAGATGGCGGAATAAAAGCAGAGAAATCTAGGAGTAATCTAGTTGTAGGCACTGAATCAAGTGTAAATAGATTAATAGAGGAAAGTATAGGTATAAAACCAACGTTATTTAATTATATGAAGGTATTGATAGCTCATATGGAGACTATGTACAATCATATAACAGAAGTAACACAAAAAATAAACAATTCGAAAAGACCGCTATCTAAATTAGGGATATCTATAGATGACACAGATATCAAAGGTGGTGATATACTTACCCCATTTCCATGGTATACGCAAAATAACGTAGACACATATATTGGAGATAAACCAGAGTATCAAACATTAGAAGAAGTACAATTAGTAGCTGATTTTATTAAGTGTAGAGCCGATGTTATGACCAAATTAGAGGAAATAAATAAGGTAACGGCACTAGAAGAACCAACTGGAGTTACAACAACAGCTAATGTAGAAATAGGTGAATTATGGTATCCTATAAATGCTTTCGATAATTCAATATCTCTTATTGGTGGTGTAGAAAACACACCATATGGTACTATAAAAGAACTGAGCGGTGACAAATTAACAAATGAGCTAATATCAAGTATAGGTATTAGAATAACTGAAATACTCACTTTATCCTCTAGTGAAAGTAATGATAGAAGCTTTGCCATGGCTGAAGCGAATAATATAATAGATTCACTAAAAAGTTTTGATAACTTAGATTCATACGTTAAGAATGCACTAAACGAAATAAAGAAACCTGGGAATATATATGTTAAACATAGAGAATATTTTCCACTACATAAAAAATTTATATCGGCTGGTGCAAATCCAGATAAATATAATGAATATACTTATGATTTAAATAATAATAAAATAATACCGTTATTTGGGTCTACATCTACTGGATATAAAAATTTCGTAACTGGAGATAAGAAAAATGGTAATTACTGGGATCAAAATCATATTTCAAAAACTATTAAAATAATAGAAGGGGTAGATAACATAACGAAAATATATGATAGACATAAAGAGATAGAAAAAAGAATTCAAGTTTCAACAGAAAAGGATATGTCTAACATATTAGATAATTACAATTTAGAGTTATCAGGTAATTTATTTAGTAGTGATTATAATGAAAATTTTCCGTTAAGTAATAAAATTTTTTATACTAGATTGGAATATGAAGAAGATAGCCAAAACGTTTTAAATGCGTTCAACAGTGCCTTAATGAACCCAAAAACGGAGATTTTTGGAAAATCAAATCCAGGCGGGAATTTAGAATATAATTCACCATTTTGGATAAATAAAAATACAACACCATTAAAACTATTATATTCAAGTACCGATAGAAAAACGATACAAACAACAATACCTAAATTTATAGACAATAGCATAAATCTATTGATAACAGATAAAAATAAAAAAAATATGCTAGGTAACTTAGCATACCCGCATATAGGTGGGTGTGGTGATTACGAATACACACAAGAAATAACCACTAGTTTAGACTTTAAAATATTTGGCCATGAGTTTAGTCTTGGTTTCGGTACCTGGGATATAAATAAAAATTTTCCAATATCTCTATTTGGTCATAAATTATATTATGCACAAAATACTGGTACAAGTATAGAGTTTAATAATAAGAGAAAAGCATTTTTATTTTTACAAACACTAGAAATAAATACAGAAAATTTAGAAAGTTACCTAAGTAGTGTAAATGGGGTGAGCTTGAGAAGTAAAATAATTAGACTACCAAAATCAGTTGCACTATTTATTGGCTCTATGATTTTCCATAATAAAATGCCACAAGGTTGGCTGAATAGATGTACAACAAAAGGTATTGATAATACCACAAAAACATATTTATTACCTAAAAATAATCAATACTTCAAAAAAAGTGGTATGTTTTTTATAGCAAGCAGTACGGATGCCAATGAAAAACAACCATATACTGAATCTAAAATACATATATTATTAAATAGTGAAATATCTGATGAATTACAAAAATATTTTGAGGAATGGTCTAAAACAAGCAATAAAACAGATGGCTGGATAGACATAAGAAACGAGTTTGAAATAACTCCAAAAGAAAACGAACAAAATTTAACTAATTATAATGATCATACATTTGCTAAGTTATGTAATAATTTTGATAAAAAACTTACGGTAAAATTTTTGAAACAAAACATAAATAAAAATGCGTTAGAAAATTACGCTAGGATAGACAGAGTAATTACAATATCTGAGGATCTTAATTTAATAAATAATAATGGTGGTAATGGTGTAAAATTAATTTTGAATTTATTAATAAATGAAACACTAATAAATTATAGTGGTAATGGTGTTATTGATGAATCAATTACCCAAAAAAGGGTTGATACTATAATAGATAAAATGCTAGCACATTTTATAAAAGTTAAAAATGGTACATCAAGTACAAAATTAGAAACAACCGACTCAGCCAATCAAACAGGTAAAGAACCAGTGTCTATAAACAATAATCCAGATTTAAATCTAGCCTGTTACACCTATTTAAAAACGTTGCATGATAAATGGGTTATGGGTTTCAGTAAAGATGGTGATAAGGAATATCATTGGATAACAAACAAAAAACCAGGAGATGGGGGTAAAACTAGTAATATGTTAGGTTTACCAGAAAAGAAAGAAGATGGTAGTTATGGTTATTATATCAAGAACTTTAGATTCATAGATAGAGCACATAATGATATTGGAAATAAAATATTATTAGATTTCAATAAATTATTTGATGATATAGGTAATGTAAGTGTAGATAAAACGCTATTTTCATTGATCACAGATGTACTATCAGGTAATCAGCTGGTGTTCATACCTATGCCTAGCTATCAATCATTTCAATCAAGAGATGATTTAAGTAAAATATTTGAACCAGTACCATACATTGAGTCTAATATGTTTAAAGAAGACACAGAAGAGGATAAATCACTGTATCTATGTATGTACACAGGTAGACCATCATCGAAATTAGATAATGGAATAAATAAAGATGATGGTTTTAATTTAAGTGAAGATAAATATAATGGATATGATTTAAGTACTGAATTAGGTAGAAGAAAAATACCACAAGATTTTAGTCTAGGTTTGGAAAATAAAGTACCTACAATAGGTATTAGCCATGGAAGACAAAATCAATCATATTTTAAAAATTATCAATTAAATATGTCTAACCCTAACGTTACAGATGCATCTATTAAAGCATTACAGCAAATAGTAGATAGAGCTAATCAAAATTCAACATTAAGTCCTATTGGTCAAGATTTATTTGCTTTATACTCACAATATGCTTATACATGTGATGTAGAGATGGCTGGTTGTGCTCAAATTCAACCAATGATGTATTTTCAATTAAATTCAGTTCCAATGTGGAATGGTGTGTATATGATATTTAAAATTAAGCACTCAATAGTACCAGGGGTTATGACAACAAAGTTTACTGGTATGAGGATGGCTAAAACATACCCAAAATTATTGACTGAAAATGCTCTATCATTTAATTTGATGGGGACGTTAGGTACTTATGATTTGGGAATTGCACCAGCAGAAGTGAAAGATGCTCCACCAGTAACATTTACAAAAGACCAGAAATTTATTGAAGCTACGGATCATTTTAAAATTTCTGATTATGTCGGTGGCGGTAAATTAGCTATACCTGGAAAAATATATAACAGGTTAAAATATTTATCATTACATATTGAAACATTTTATCAAAATTTTAAAGCTAAAGGTGGTGAAGACTTCAATATAAATAGTGGTTATAGAGAAAACTTAGTCAATAAAAACGATGGTTCTGCTCACTTATTGGGACTAGCCTGTGATATTCAATTAAAATCAGATAGTACAAAAGAAAAAACGCTAGAACTATATGATTCAATTAAAACTCTCATGTATAGTGGTTTAAATATAGATCAATTACTATTTGAAACTGAAAACAGTAGGTCATATTGGGTACATATAGGACTAGCTAAACACGCAATCAAAGGCGATAAATCCCTAACACCAAAAATGTCTGGAAATAGATACACATCCGAAGGTGAATGTGCCAATATGATTGAAAATAAGAAAGATAAAAACTCCATATTGATTATACCATATGCAAAATGGCCAGAACAAGCTACAACACCAGTAAATACAAAAAACGCAACAAAACTACAGTTACAAAATCAAAAGGATGTTAAAATATATTTAAAATCAACAGCTGGGTTAGATAAATACAAAGTGGCTGGATTAATGGGTAATATATGGCAAGAAAGTACATTTAGTTTAGATTCCACAAATAAAGGTGGTATATCAACTGGTCTAGTCCACTGGTCAAAAGGTGGTAAATATGGTAACGATGTAAATGAGATAAAAGGTAAAATAGGTAGTACTGTCAATTCCCAATTGAGTTATTTAATGTCAGATGCTAAATATATAACATGGAAAACAAAAACATTTACAACAATTGAGTCTGCCACTGAATCATTTATGAACATATTTGAAGGGTGTTCAAATTGTATGGAAGAGGTTAGAAATGGAGCTGCTGCTGATTTTTATAATAGATTTTCAACAGTAGGTGACGATTTGTATTGGTAAATAATAATATTTTTTTGAAACTTTATTTGGTTTATTGAAAAGTTTTTCGTACATTTGAGAAAAATAACAAAAACAGTTTCAAATAATGTACTTAGGTAATATAGTTTCGGAGATTGATGTTAAAAAATCAGATCTCTTATTCAAAACAGACAAATTAGAAGATACTATAAGTGAAATCCCAACCTTAATCATAGGATGGGATTTCGCGAAACGTCTATTTCCAGATACCAAGCTTTCAATACTAGAAAGAAAAATAGATGAAAATATATATTGGACATTTACAAAAAAAGAACGTAGAGTTGACTATGAAGCTGATTATGAGTCATTTATAACTAGATTCTTTAAAACCGTAGACAAAAAAACAGAGTATAAATATGTAAACATCCTTACAGCAAAACAATCGGAGGTAAAGATTTTAATACAAAAGCTAATTTCTAAACAAATATTTCATATTTATATTCGTTTCAACTCCTTTGTTTACGCCTATTGTGATGGTATTGTATATGGATTTGATTTAAACGCAATAGATTTTATAAAAATAGATAGAAAAAAAATATATAGAATATTATATTCAAAAGGTAATAAAATATATTTCAACGATGAAATAATACCAAAGGAATTTAAAAAATACAACACACAAAACAATAAAATAGTACCTTATTTAATTAAAATAATAGAAGAAAAAAAATAATCTAAATGTTAGAAAAGAATATAATAAGACTAAATGAAGATAATTTAAGAAAAATAATTGAGATGGTTATTTTTGGAAGTTTTGGTGTCCCTAGCGGTATAACTGAAACCTCAGATAAAATACTAACTAAAATAGTCGAACACCTAGTAACCAAAATAAATGATAAAGCAGAACACGAAGAATTTTTCACTATAAAAGGTGATTTCAACATTTCAAATTTTGAATTTAATTCCATGCAAAATAATAATAGAAGTTCAAAGAAGTACTGAATATACTGGTAGGGGTGTTAGTTTTAGTGGAGCAGCTAGTGATGTTCTAACCAAAAGAGAACGCGGTTTCAAAATACGAGAAGTAGAATATTCAGCAAAGAATAATATGATCGTTTATACATTTGAAACAAATACAAATTTCACCATTACAAATGCAAATATAATAAAATTAATAAAAAATAATTGGAGTTATTTTAATGAAATAACGACACATGAGTTAAAACATCAATTTGATGGAATTAAAAGTCCATTAAACCCAATAATGAAAAAAGCTAATTATTTTGGTTATCATAAAAATATAGGTAAATCAATTCAACCTATCAATGATTTAACAATTGGTTTATATTACACGAATGATTTTGAGGGTTTAACAAGAAATAGTCAATTATTTTCAGTTATGATGAATGGTAGAATACCTCAAAACGAGTTTAAAACATTTTTATTAGACTCAGATATATATAAAACCCTTGTGAAATACAAATATATAACTATTGATAATATAATTATTGGCTTAAAGAATAATTATATGAGTGAAGTAAATTCAAATTTAAGTAACTTAGAAGGTGTTGAAGAAATGAACGATGATGATAAAATAATTGAAATATTTAAATTACTGTATATAGGAATTAGAAACGCTAAATTAGAATATTTAAAAAAGCATCTATCAAACATAGTAGGTGGTATAAAGAAATTAGTAGACGAAAATTTAGACTTTTATAACAAAGAATTGGAAAAGATGGATAACGCAGACGTAATGAGTTATTTTAAAGGTAAACAGTTAGAAATAAATAAAAATACTGATAGACAACTTAAAAAACTAACAAAGTTATATGGGATGTATACAAAAGAAGAGGAACCAATAAGAGAAAGAACATATTAAAAATATAATAAAATTAAAAAATATAATGGAAATCAGTAAAAAAAGTATATTAATAGCTACATTCGTACCTAAATTAAATGTTGAATGGCTTATTAAATATGTAAATGAGAAATTTGGAGTAAAGAAAGAAAACGTTTTTATATACGAGATAGAAAATAATGATTTAGATTACTTACTTACTTTCAAATTAAAAAATGATAAAAGGATAGATTTAAAGTTTCATTTCAATAATGCTACTATTGTAAATACTAAATGTGGGTGTGTTTTCTCTATAAACGGTTTAAATAGATTGATTGAAGAACTAAATGGTTGTGATATAGGTAATATAAACTATACAAACCATGAAATTAAATGGGATGATTATTGTAATAAACTAATTTTATCTAACAAAAATAAACTTTCAATCAAGAAAATCAAAAAAATTACACTAGAAATAGAAAAAAAATAATAATAGATATATTTATAATAAAAACAAATAATTAAAAAAGTTATTATGCAAGCAAAGCAAGTTACCAAAAACATTCACGATAGATTAGATTCATTTGTGAATAGACAAAATCAAGAAATTGAATTAGAAAATGAATTTCCAATCGGAGAACAAACTATACCAGTAAAGAAACTTAAAAAAGTAGATGGTCTAATTGAACGCATTGGAGAGAAAACAATTTTAGCAGAAGACAATCGTCAATTACTTAGAGATTAAAACATACAAATTAAATGAGAAAATATAAACAGTTAACGGAGCAAGAAATTGTTGATGTTCAGAAAAAATTCAATATGCTGAAAGAGTATTCCTTTATAACCAAAAAAGGTGATATGTTATTGGATGAAGATGATGAAGATCCAAACTTGGATGTACAACCACCAGTAGACGATGCTACAGCTCAATTACCAGCGGAACAACCACAAGCTGAACCACAGGTTAATCCAATGGATATACAACAACCAGCGACTCCTGAGACAGCACCAGTACAATCTCCACCAATGCCAGAAGCTCCAATTCAACCAGCACCAGAAGAGGGTGGTGAAATTGAAATTGATATGACTGATTTAGTTGATGACCAAGAAAAAGTAACCAATACGGTAAACGCACTAGCAAGTCAAACTGGTGAAATGTTGGGCATACTTTCTACGTTAACTAATAAAGTTGATAACATCCTTTCGTCTACTGAGACTGAAATGCAAAACATTAAAGCTGAAATAGAAAAAAGAAATCCAACACCAAAAGAAATCTTACAAAAACATCAAACTTTAGGTGCTCCATTTACGCAGACGCCAGAAGACTATTGGAAACAAAAAGAAGCTGAAGGAACATATGAATTGAGTGATAGTTCACCAGAAAAGGAATATGAATTGAAAACATCCGATTTAAGTAACAATCAAAGAGATATTTATAAAACATTTGGTTTGGATGATAATGAAGTAAATCAATCTATGAAATCCGTGATGGGTTATTAATTTTAAAACTTAATGAAAAATATTTTTGAAGACTTTTTGGTTTTTAGAAATATTTTTCGTACATTTGAGATGAATTTGAAAGACAGTGGTACATAGCCTCAATTTAGTCTTTCAAAACAAAAATACTATGATGATTTGGTACATCCATAAAACCAAAAAAAATTTAAAAAAACAAATAAAAAAACTTAAAAAATGAGCGAAGAAATTCTAGATCCCATTGAGGAGCAGTACAATGCTATTAAAGCAGCAAAAATTAAAACTGAGAAAAAATCAGTTATTTATGACAAGAAAAATTACCTAGATACAAAATTAGGTAATAATGAGAAAGAAAAGAAAATCGTTATTCGAATTCTACCACTTTTACCAGACTCTCAGATTATCTACGAGGAGGTACATTCACACTACGTGAAAAAAGCTAACAAATCGTTTGTATGTCCAAAAAACACAAAAAACACACCAGAAGGAACAAATAAAGACTGTCCATTTTGTGATGCTAGAAGTGAAGCTTTTGCGGCTCAAAAAGAAGCTAAAGCCAAAGGAAATGACATCTTAGCTGAGAAATACAAAGAAATAGCATTTGCAAATAATTCAAGTAAAGGATTTGTGGCTAGAGTCATTGAACGCTCAGATGAAGATTTCGGACCTAAATTTTGGAAATTCAGTGAAGTTGCATTGGATAATATCATGGATGTGAAGAAAAACTTTAAAGATGAAGGTATTAATATCTTTAACAAATTAGAGGGTCACGATTTGATTGTTACAATTAAAAAAGATGATAAAGGAAAATCTAAAATTTCCAACATCTCAGCAGCTATCAAATCAACACCAATTTCAAAAGATGAAAAACAAATCGATGCTTGGATTAGTGATTCAAAGAAATGGACCGATGTATTTGTAATTAAACCATTTGAATACCTTGAAATCGTACAAATCGGTGGTGAGCCATGGTTCGATAAACCAACCAACAAATGGATTGATAAAAAGGAGTTGGATAAGAAAGAGGAAGAAGCGGTAGAATCAGAGGAAGATGACGATGAAGTCGGTGAAGCCTCTTGAAAGATTAAAAACATTTCAACGTAACCGCCATTTTCTTAGTTTTAAGTTAAACAATTAAAAAGTTATAATGCAAGTAAAAATTAAAAAAAATTCAAAGGACATTGTTACACCAGCATATTCGAAAGAAGGTGATGCTGGTTTAGATTTCACAGCAACTAGAGTTTTAAATGAAAGCGATTACCAAATAACATACGATACTGATATTGCATTGGAAATTCCAGTTGGTTATGTGGGTTTGGCATTTCCTAGGTCATCAATAAGAAATTATGATTTAGAGCTTAGTAATTCCGTTGGTGTAATTGACAGTTCGTATCGCGGGACTATTCAGGCTACATTTAATAAGACAAATGGTTCCATTTCGAAGACTTATAATGTTGGGGAACGAATTTTCCAGATAATTATAGTTCCATATCCAAGCATTGAATTAGTTGAAGTAGACGAGCTAAGTAGCACAGAACGTGGAACTGGTGGTTTTGGTTCAACAAATAAATAAAAAAAGAAAGATTTGTCGGCATCAACAGAATATGCTGATAAAAAAGATGTCTTAAATGCATTTAAAACAAAAAACAATTTAAATGGTGTAAAAGACAAAGATTTAGAGTGGATAGTACTACCAGAAGGTTTTTACGATGCGGTTAAATTACCAGGCATTCCAAAAGGTTATGTTAGTGATATCATGGGACATAGTGATACTGGTAAATCTACTTTTAAGTTAGAGATAATTGCACAGTGTCAACGAGTTGGTATTTTACCAGTTATTTATGAAACAGAGGGTAATTTTCCGTGGGAACACGCTAGAATGTGCGGGGTTGAATTTGAAGATGTATATGACGATGTATTAAATGAAGATACTGGTGAAATTGAGAGGAAAGTGATTGATCATAGTGGTTTTTTCTTATATTACGATGCAGCTATTCTGTTTGAAAAATACGGAAAAATGGACTATAAAGATAGTAAAGCAGTAGCATCGCCTAAAAGAACAGTTGCCGTTATTGAGGATATTGCTTATTCAATTAATGAGCTACTAAATATGCAAGGAAGTGGTCATGATGAATTAGACTATGAAATGTGCTTTATTTGGGATTCAGTTGGTTCTATACCATCCTTTAGATCTGTAATGTCCCCAGTTGGCAACCCTATGTTTGATGCTTTTGCTATAAAAAATGCCTTTAACGTCATTGGTAATAATAGAATACCACTATCAAGAAAAGAGAGTAGTCCATATACAAATACTATGTTTTTTATAAATAAAGTATGGGTTGATAACATGCAAATGGGTGCTCCTCAATTAAAAACTAGTGGTGGTGATGGTACAAAATGGTTTAGTAGACTTAGAATTCATTTAGGTGGTATAACAACTTCTTCTGTTGAAAAATTGAGTGCTGTATCTAACGGTAAAACATATAGATATGGTATTACAACAAAAATAAAGGTTCTTAAAAACCATATAAACGGCATGGAATATGAAGGTAAGATTTCTTCTTTGTCACACGGACTTTGGAACCCAGAAAAAATTGATTCGTATAAAAAACAATATTCAAAATTTTTACTAAATAAATTAAGTGAGTTAACAGGTAAGAAAATTGATAATGAATCAGAATTAGAATTTAAAACAGAAAACGAAGATTAATACCATGGAAGAGAAAAAAGAGTTTAATAAAACAGATTATAGATTTTCATATACGTTAAACATCAACGATGGTACTAATGAGGATATGACAATTTGCAAGAGAGATTTTAGTATCCACAATTTCGATGAAGAGTCATTGAGATCAATTGAACTAAAAGAGTGTATAGATGACGTAGTTACGATGATTGACATGGACTTAAAATCAAAATCTAGAGTCCATACATGGTATAACTACGATGAGAACTACAAGGAGGGTGAATTCAATATTCCAATTCCAGAAAATCAAACAGTTAGTCTAAAATTTACATTTTTTGATGGTGAAACCCCTATTATTTCAAAATCATGGTCTGGTGATGAATATCCATATCAGGTTAGAAATAGTATCGACCTAACAAACAAAAAATTTAAATACGAATCAATTAACATCCAAGCTCTTGATTTTCAACGTCAAGTAGCTCAGAAGGCATCAGTTGATAAGTCAGACTTAACCATTTCAATTAGAAATTTGATTTGTAGTGTATGTGCATCGTTTCCAAAACAAAATAACAGGAAAGTAATTTATAAAAATTATTTACCCGAATTAGGTTACGAAACGATGGCAGTAAGAAAAGGTGAATATATACCAGTAAAAAGTAGATTGCAACCAACATCAATACAAATGGATGGGCGTTCAGATAGTGCTATTTACGATGTCTATACCAATGAAATAAAATTTGGTGATGTTACTTATGATTTATTGATGAAACCAAAAGTAAAAGCAGAAGTAGATAGAGTTTTAACCCAATCTGAAATCAGAGAAAAGTTGAAATCAGGTAAATAATTGAATAACAAAACAATGACAAGATGCCGAGTTACCGTAAAAAGTAGTTCGGCAAATTTGTCTAAAAAATATTAAGGAGATAAATTTTAAAAAAAATAGTTATATAGATATAGAATATGTCAGAGAGAAAAGATTTAGGATTTTTAGGTCCAGAGTTTCAATATAGATTGATTCACCATTTTATGGATGATAAAAAGTTTTTTAGGGATGTTTGTGATTTAGTTGATCAAAATATGTTTACCGATGTTCACATAAGGAAATTTTTCGCCTCGTTACAAGGCTATTTCAAGACATATGACCACGTACCGTCCTATGAGGGTATGGAGATCGAATTATTAGCTAAAGCCAATACGGAAATAGATGCTGAATTTATAAGAGATAATATTGAGAAAATAAGAAATACAACCTGCGAAGGTGCTGACTCAATTAAATCAAAAGCTCATAAATTTTTTAAACAACAAAACTTAGTTAAAGTCCATAACGAAATGGGTGCTTTATTAAAATTAGGTGATATAGATAGATACGATGAACTAGAAGAAATGATTAGAAAAGCTCTATCAGACGGGAATAGAGACGAAATTGGTACACACCTTAGAGATAATTTAGGTGAAGTTCTTTCTGAAGACTATAGAAGTGTAATTCCAACTGGGGTTGGTGGTATTGATAGTGCATTGGAAGGTGGTTTGGGAAAAGGTGAATTGGGGGTTATAATCGGACCATCGAGCTTCGGAAAGACCTCATTAACAACTAGTTACGCAAATTACGCTGCATCTAAAGGATTTAAAGTTGTTCAAATTGTCTTTGAAGATAAAGAAAAACAAATTCAAAGAAAACATATTGGAAAAATTACTGGTATTGAATCTAGGGATTTATCAAAACCAGAAAACATTGAAATGGTTCGTGAAATTATGAAAAACGATGCATCATTTATTGATACGTTTGATAAAAACTTAATAATTAAAAAATTCAATACAGGCGAAATAAGTCCAATACAAGTTAGAAATTATTTAAAAAGACTAATAAATAGTGGATTTAATCCAGAATTAGTTATTTTAGATTATTTTGAATGTCTAATACCAAGTAAAAATTATAAGGATCAATGGCAGGGAGAAGGACATACAATGAGACAACTAGAATCATTAGCATCTGACTTTAACATAGCATTATGGGTTCCAACACAAGGAACTAAAGACTCACTAAACGCAGAGGTCGTTACAATGGATAAAGCTGGTGGTTCAATGACAAAAATTCAAATTGCACACATCGTTATATCAATTGCAAGATCAATGGAAGATATTGAAAACAATATAGCAACAATAGCGATTTTAAAAAATAGGTCTGGAAAATCTGGGTCAGTAATGAAAGGTGCTGAGTTCAATAATGGTACATGTGTTATAGATACTAGTAAAATAACAATGTATGAAAATTGGAGTGAATACACCAACTCAGAAGACACTAAAACAAATGATATGACCAAAGACCTACTGGTTAGAGTAAAAGAAAGAAGAGAAAGAGAAAATAATAACAAATAAAATAAAAAAAAATAATAATATATGCAAAAAGGTAAAAAGTTTTTATCTGATTTGAAGTTACATTCAGATTATTTAAAATGGAACGAAGATTTAGGTAGATATGAAACATGGGAAGAAGCATGTGAGTCAATTATATCTAGTCATGTAGAAAAATATGGTGATAAGATAAAACCATATACAAACTCGGCTCTGCAAAGTATGAAAGAGAAAATGGTACTGGCATCGCAAAGGAGTTTACAATATAGAGGTGAACAGCTAAAAGCCCATAGTTCAAGGCTTTACAATTGCACTACTGGATACGTTGCTTACAACAGAGCTTTTCAGGAGGTATTTTATTTATTACTAAGCGGCTGTGGATTTGGTGGTGGATTACAAATACCATTCGTTAAAAATATATCAAATATTGAAAAGAGAAAAAATGGTACAAAAACATTTATTATACCAGATTCAATTGAAGGCTGGTCAGATTCGTTAGGTGTTTTAATGTCATCTTATTTTACCGAAAACCAACCATTTCCAGAATACTTTGGTTATGAAATAAAGTTTGATTTTTCTAAAATTAGAAAAAAAGGTGCTTTTATTTCTGGTGGTTTTAAAGCGCCTGGACCAGAAGGACTACAAAAATCATTAGAACAAATTGAGAGTCTAATAGAAAATTGGCTAGCAAAAGAAGGTAGCGAGGTTAGACCAATTTTAGCCTTTGATATTTTGTGCTTTGCATCAAATGCAGTTCTCAGTGGTGGTGTTAGACGCTCAGCCATGAACATGATAATTGATGAAAACGATGATGAAATGATAAATGCCAAGATGGGAAATTGGTTTGAAAATAACCCACAGAGAGCAAGATCAAATAATTCAATATTACTAATTAGAAATAAAGTAACGAAAGAAAAATTTGAATCTATTGTTAAAATGAATGATGGTATTTCAGATATTGGGTTTGTTTTTGCTAATTCATATTTTGATATGTTCAATCCTTGTTTTACTGGTGATATGGAAATCTTAACAAATAACGGTTATAAAAGATTTGATGAATTAATTGAAAATGAACATTATGTAATGATTAATGGTGTTGGGCAAGAAGTAACTGGATATGTAAAGAAAACAGGAATTAAAAATGTTATCGATATTAAATTATCAACTGGAAAAATTATTACGTGTACACCAGATCATATATTATTAACATCGGATGGTACAGAGATAGAAGCTAAAGACACAAAAGATAAAGCTCTATTGTTTTTTAAAAATGAAGACAAAAAATTTAGTGAAATCCACGACAACCAAAATGATGAGTTTCCAATTGTTATTGGCATTGAGCATAGAAAAACAAAAGAAGTTGTATATGATTTTGAATTAGATGATTTAACTCATCACGGCGTAGTTAATGGATTAGTGGTTCACAATTGCTTTGAAATTGCTCAATTACCGATTTTGTGGAATGATAAAATGGATTTAGAGAATATTAAGTATGGTGAAATATATGACTTTGTAAAAGAAAATTCGCAACTACTTGGTATACAGGGCTGTGTGGCTTACGATACAAAATTAATAACTAGAAGTGGTATTGAAACAATTGGCGATGTAGCTGAAAATAATAGAGAAATAGAAATTTGGAATGGTGAAAAGTGGTCACTAGTTAAACCAATAAAAACAGGTTCGAATAGAAAATTATACAGAGTATTTTTGAATGACGGTTCACATTTGGACTGTACTGAAAATCATAAATTTTTAGTTAAAAATAGATTTGAGAAAGTATATAAGGAAATCGAAACAGTCGACCTAATAAAGCTATTGAGTGAAACAAAATATAACTTACAAGTACCAAGAGTAAATATTAGTGATTTTGATTACGGTAAAGACGAGATATATGCTTATGATTATGGATTTATCTTAGGTGATGGAACATGTAAAAAATTTAAGGATGGGACAATTAGAACTCCATTTGCATCAGTTTATGAAACTAACTTTAAAAATGACTATCCGTTTGTGGAAGGTAGAAAAAGTAAATTACTTACTGAAACATATAATGGAATAGAAGGTAAATATTATAATGTTGTATTTGATAAATTAGATAAAGAATTTTCATTAAAGTTAAAATACGATGATGGTTTACCAAGTGAATTATTTTCGTGGTCTAGAAAGTCAATCATAGATTTTATTGCTGGTTGGATTGATACTGATGGTACTATAACATATAACAATAAATTTAGAATATATGGTGAAAAAGACAAAATTGAAGATTTGCAATTATTATTAACAAAGATAGGTGTTAATTCAACGGTAAATTTAATGTCAAAAAAAGGTACTATAACAAATCTAGGTATAAGAAAAAGAGATGTTTGGTATATCCAAGTAAGTGATTGTGGGGAACTATGGTGTACAAAAACAAAATTTACTAAAACAGTTGTAAAATGTAAGGGACAGCTACAAAATATTGAAAAAATTATTGAATTAGATGGACTTCATGATTCATATTGCTTTGAAGAAAGTGAAAAACATCAAGGTGTATTCAATAATATATTAACAAAACAATGTAATTTAACAGAGATATCAGCAGAAGCGTGTACAACAAAGGAAAAATTTTTTAGGGCGTGTTATGATGCATCTGTACTTGGTACTTTACAAGCTGGGTGGACAACATTTCCATATCTAGGTGAAGTTAGTGAAAACATATTTAAAAAGGAGGCACTACTAGGTGTATCTATAACTGGTTGGATGAATAACCCAAAATTATTTAATCCAGAACTACTACAAAAAGGTGTTGAAATAATTAAAAAAACGAATGAAGAGGTAGCTAAATTAATAAACATAAACATCTCAGCCAGAGTCTGTTGCGTGAAGCCCAGTGGAAATTCATCCGTAATTTTGGGTACATCATCTGGAATTCACCCAGAACATTCACAGCAATATTTCAGGATAATGCAATTAAATAAAGAAGCTGAAACTGCAAAGTGGTTAAATGAAAATATGAATTTCTTACTGGAAGATTCAGTATGGTCTGAAAATAAAACGGATTATGTTGTTTTTATACCCATAGAAAATTCAAAGGATGGTTTTTATAAAAAGGATATGACTGGGCTAGCTCACTTAGAGAAAATAAAACTAGTACAAAAAAACTGGGTAAGTCAAGGAACCAATAGAGAGTTATCTGGTTATAAAAACATAACTCACAACGTGTCATGCACCGTCATCATAGATGATGTAGAAACAGTTATTAATTATATATGGGATAACAAAGAAGATTTTACAGCAGTATCTTTTATTTCGAATACGGCGGATAGGGTATACAACCAAGCTCCATTTACCACTGTAAATTCAATGGAAGAGATTATAGAGACTTATGGTAAAGCATCGTTATTTGTATCGGGTTTAATTGTAGATGGCTTACATCACTTTAAAAACAACTTATGGTTGGCATGTGATAGCGTGTTGGATAAGTCAATACCAGTAACTGGAACAAGAGAAGAAGTTCTATTGAAGAAATATTGGATTGATTGTGCTAAAAAATTCTCTAAAAATTATTTCAAAGGTGATTTGAAGAAAACAGTATATTGTTTAAAGGATGTTCACCTACTACATAAATGGGAAGTGATAAATAGACAAATGAGAGAAGTTGATTTTAATAAAATATTAAATAAACCAACTTTTAAAGATGTATCTGACTACGCGGCACAAGCATGTTCTGGTGGTGCTTGTGAAATAGTAAGAGCATAATAACTCAAGTTTTTGGTTGGAAGTCTATTAATTTAGCTCTTTCAACCAAAAACTTTTTTAAATTTCATTTGGTTTTCTCAATTATTTTTCGTACATTTGAGATAAATAAAATAATAAAAATGAAAAACATAATAAATATAAACGGTAAAGAGTTTAATGTAGCTTCAGGTGCATCAAAACATAAATTTGGTGGAAAATTTACTATTGAAATAGATAATAAAGATTCATCTTATTTTATAGAGTGGCTTTATAAAACGTTGGATAATAAATTTGGATCTACTAAAGATGTAAAACAATATAGTAAATGCGGTAGTGGAATTTATCATAGTTGTCAACCTATAAGTGTAAATTACAACGGAGAAATATCTGATACATTCAGTGTTAGATTTACATACGACTCCTTTGAAGATACAGAGCTAACAAAACAATCAACCCAATTAGTTGAAATTAATGTTCCAGAAGGTAAAAAATTGATTAAAACCGATATGGAAAGTGGTGTGTTATTTACATTTGAAGACATAATTAATTGGAAACTGGAGAAACAAAAAATGTTTAGAGGATGAAACTAGAATTTATATGATTGAAAAATATCTATCTATTTATAGTCCGACCGAAAACAAAGTTATTCCATTTACCTTATTTGACCATCAGAAAGATATCTTATGGAAAATTGTTGGTTATAATAATACAAAAATCAAACAATATAGATAAGCTGGGGTTACGTCACTAGAATGCGCTTACGTGGCGGCTGAGATGGTTTTAAACCCTAAAACAAACATCATTTCATTCAATGCAAATTCAGAACTTAGAACCATGTTTATGTCAAAGGTAAAAGAGTTTATTAATCAAATTCCAGTTGAGATAAAAGGTAAAGATTTTGATTTTATTAAAAACACTATTAACCAATTAGAAACAAATTTAGGTTCAAAAATTAATTATTTTAATTCAAAAAGTGAAAATGCTTTTAGAGGGTTTGATTTAGATAAAGTGACGCATTTAATTATTGACAACTCAGCGTGGGTTGATATTAATTATTTCAATCAAGATACTTTAGATAGATTTTTATCGAAAAACGCAAAAGTCATTTTTTCGTCGACAAACACTAACGACTATGATGTTTTTAAAGATTCAGATTTTCTTGATAGCGATGATAAAATGGTTGGTAGAATTGAAATATTTTGGTTTGAAGATCCTCGATATAATAAAGATTTAGGGTGTACAGCCGATGGTGTAAAAATCACCACAATCGACCCAAGAGGTTATGAATTAGCCTTAAAATTAGGTTACCTACCAACAAATGAATGGTTTAAGAAAATGTGTAAAGCATATAACTACGATGAAGAAAAAATTAAATACGAAATTGGTTTAGGTTATATTGAGAAGCCAGAAGATAAAATAGTTAAAACAGTAAAAGCAAAAATTAATTTTATATATACGACAAAATGAGTATTATATTAAGCGAGTATAACGAAGAAACAAGGAAAGATAGGTGTTGGTATGACTCCAGCAATGTGTTTTATTCGATTTGTGATGATAAACTAGATGATTTAAAAGATCTAACAGTAGTTTTCGATGATGGGCGTTCATATTTTTATGAAAAAATTCACATAAATGATTATGTTTTATGGAAAAACTCAAGCAGTCAAGGAAAAGCACTATATAAATACATTGCCGTAAAAGATAAGGGTGTTCCAAGGTATAAAACTACTAGACTAGAAAACTACGATTTAGGCTTATTAAATACGGAAAAAAAGAGAATAATTGAAGAGCGAGAAATTAAAGCTAAACTATTAGTAGAACGGCAAATGAAAGAAAAAGAAATTGAAAACGCTTTATGTAGTATATCCTCAGTAGATATCGATCCTGAATTTATTGATATAGTTAACGATAATTTTGATGATTTAATAAAATAACAGATGACAAATAGCCAAATAGAAAAATTTTGTGTATTGGTAGTAGGTGAAAATCCAGATGATATTATGGGCAAATTCGATGATATGTTGGAGTTACCAGAGCCATACATCTTATACCATTACAAAGATAAACATCATTTCAGAAAGACCAAGATAGATGCTTATAAGGCTTTTATTAAGAACATAGATGATGAAAAGATAAGGAACGTCGCCATTGACAAGATGAAAGAGCTTAAGGAGATGAGCGACGAACAATATTATATGTCATTGGGTGAATTACACTCATTCGATATAAATAAAAATATTATTACTAATGAAAATCCAAATGGTAGGTGGTTAACCTGTGAAAAGGGTGGTAAGAGCTATTCAGAGATGTTAGTTGATTTAAATGGTAAAACTAGCTTTTCAGATAATAAAAATAATATAAATTGGTCTAAGCTACATTTAAATAGCGAAATAGTTAAAACTTATACTAGAGCGTGGGAGATATGTGTAGATAAGGTTAAACAGGAAACCGCTACTGATATCAATATATTTAACAATATGAAACCTCACATGCATCTATTTGATAATTTTAAAACGAAGGGTGATTATGTTAAATACAATTCAAGTTTCTTTACTAATGCGGTTGTATTCAATGGCGAGTGGTACGATATGGAAGGTGAAGATTATGCTGAGTGGATTATAAACTATTATGATAGTTTTATCAACAAATTAAAAGGAAATGAATTAATTACAATTTACGAATGTACGAAATGAACCACTACGATAATTACAAAAAATTTCAAGCACAGGAAACAAAATTTGGTGAATTAATTTCAGAGTTAGGTAAAATAGTACCAGCAACACAATCAGAAGATATAAACCAACATTGGGATTTAAAAATTGAAACTAAGTTCGATGTCAAAGCACTAAAGAAGATTAGGAGAAATGACGAGAAAGAAAATGAAAATATCCACTACGTTGAGTTACGTAACGTACAAGGCAAATTAGGTTGGTTGTATGGAGACACTGATTATTTTGCTTTTGAAACAGATGATTATTTCGTTGTAGTTTCAAAATTAGAATTACAAAACTTTATATCTGATAAGTGTAAAAATAAAGAAAAATGTGATAGTCCTGAATTATATAAGTTATATAGTAGAAAAGATAGATTAGACTTAATGACTTTAGTCAAAACAATTGATTTGATATATATCAGTGAGAAAATGATTAAGAAATAAAAAAAACAATAACCCCAGATGTAGAAATATGACTGGGTTTTTTTATTTACCTTTTAGTAAGACAAAAAAAATATTATAATATATTTATAACGAAGAAGTATAATTATAATGGCTTTAAAAAGAAAATATTTGGGTGTTAGGTTTCCATTTACAGCAATGGATGATACTAATTTTTTTGTGGATATAGATTACGATCCATATAAAGAGATTAAATCGGACATCATGCACCTTATTTTTACCCCAAAAGGACAGAGATTGAGAATGCCTAATTTTGGGACTAATTTAATACGATTTATTTTTGAACCGAAAGACGATAAAACACTGACAGACATCAAAATAGAATTACAGGAGTCAATCAAGAAATTTATGCCAAATGTTACTATCACCAAATTAAATGTAAATGACAGTGATATAGACAATTATACAGCCAACGTCGAAATCAGTTATGATATTGATGAGGGTGCTTTTATTACAAGTGATACAATAACAACCAGTTTATAAGACATATATGGCAACTAAATCAATTAATTACAACGCAAGAAACTTTGATGATTACAAAGAGGAATTAAGACGTTTTATTGAAAAATATTATCCAGATATTATCAATGACTTTCAAGATGCGGCTATTGGGTCTTTTTTCATTGATTTAAATGCTGCTGTTGCGGATGATTTAGGTTACCACACGGATAAGATGTTTCAGGAAACCCAATTGGATTATGCACAAGAAAGAAAGTCATTATTATCTATGGCTAGAAGCAATGGCTTAAGGGTATCTGGAAAGCGACCATCGATGTTAGAAGCCAAATGGACATGTTGGTTACCCGTATACACAACAGGCGGTAGACACACACAAGATGACTCATATGCACCTATATTACCAAAAGGAACACAAGCTACTGGTGGAGGACAGAAATTCGAATTACAAACGGATTTAGATTTTTCTCAACAATTCAATTCAGCTGGAGTTTCAGATAGAACCATAACACCAGTTTTTTTAAATGGTGATCTAACTGGGTATAACGTGTCTAAAATGTCGTTGATGACCAATGGTGTTAGTAAGATATATAAGCAAACTATTAATTCGTCTGACGTACAACCATTTATGGAAATAATATTACCAGATCAAAATATAATTAATATCGAGTCTATTTTGGTAGTAAACGGCGCTAGTCAAGTTACACCACCTATTTCAGATTTTATGGGTACTGGTTCTACGACTAGTACTAGATGGTATGAGGTTAACAATTTAACAGAAGATAAATTATTTATACAGGACATAGCTCAAAGTAATAGTTTTAGAGATAAAGTAATGCAAGACATATCTGCTGGTACGGCTATAACTGGGGCTACTTATTATGGTAATACCTATACTGGTGGTGTTAGTGGGTCAACCGTTTATGGCTATATTCCAAGCATCGCTAAATGGGAAACAGTTAGTAAAAAATTTATAACTGAATATACGGATAAAGGATATATGAAGGTTATTTTTGGGGCTGGGGTTAATGAACTAGAAACCAATGCAAATGCCATTTCTAACGCTACTGATTTCAATCAATATCAAATGAGTAAGATTATAAATAATAAATTTTTAGGTGAATTACCTCCAGCTGGCTCAACTATTTATATCTACTACACTGCTGGTGGTGGCTCAGAGTCAAATATAGCTTTGAACACGATGACTAGTATATCTTATGTAAATCCAACGATAAACGGTGTAAGTGACAGTATAAAATCACAAGTAAAAAACTCTTTATCAGTAACAAATACAACCCCAGCAGTTTCTGGTAGAGATGAATTAACAAACGATGAAATAAGAACCCTAATAAAATATAATAACTCATCTCAAGATAGGTGTGTTACAGTGAAAGATTATTACAATAGGGTAATGACTATGAACTCCGATTTTGGTGCTCCAATTAAAGTTGGTACGGCAGAAAGAAATAACAAGGTTTTGATTACCATGTTAGGGTTAGCTCCAGATGGTAGCCTTTCGTCTAACTTAAGTGAAGCTCTCATCAACAACATAATTACTTATCTAGGAGAATATCGATCGATAAACGACTACGTAGAAATACAACCTGGTCGAATAGTGAATTTAAGGTTTGAGGTTGACATAACGGTATTAGATGATAAAACTAGACAAGATGTGGCTAAATCAATATTATTGTATATCGGTGATTATATGGATATAAACAATCACAAAATGGGTGATGAGATTTATGTTAGTAAAATGAAATCCGACATTGGTGCTATTAGTGGCGTTAAAAACCTAGTTGATTTTAGAGTTTATAACGTTTACGGAAATGGTTATTCATCAAATCAAATTATTCAACCAATAGTCAGTGGTTTATCTTTAACAAACATGTTTCAAGTTGATTTAACTGCTAGTGATGGTGTACTATACTCAGACGATGAAACGATGTTTGAAATTAAAAATGTAAAAAAAGATATAGTTATCAATATTAAAACAAAATAAGTTATGGGATTAGAAAAGAAACCATGTAACTGTAAAGCGAAACAAAACGCCGATAATCTAGTAACTAAGATAGAGGACATAAATAAATCAAAATCACAGGGTTATGCAAACAAAAATAAAAGACTAAATAAGATATTATATAAAACTTTAAAATATTTAATATATGCAATTTTAACATTTATGGTTGCTATAGTAATTTTACCATTTTTATTATTCAGGGCTATTTCAAAAAAACAAATTAAAATAGATTTAAGTAAATTATTAAGCTGGGGGGAGAAAAAATAAATGCAAGAAAACAATAAATCATATCGTATAAAATACGACCAAAACAACAAAACGGAAACTAGTTTAAATATTAAAATAGATCAAGATTTTGATTTTTTGGAAGTGTTATCGTTGAAAATAAACCAGGAGGATGTATATAAATTGTATACAGCTGACTACGGTGTGGTTGTGGGTAGGGTACTAGCAAATGATGGTTTCGGTATTCCAAATGCTAAAATATCTGTATTTATTGAAAATCCATCCCCAGACAATACAAATGAACAAGGAATTTTATACCCATATAAAACTACAAGAGATAAAAATGTCGATGGTGTGCGCTATAATTTACTACCATCACAAAAAATAAATAAATGTCATCAAAACGTTGGTACTATGCCATCTAAAAGAGATGTTCTAGATGACAATCACATATTAAACACATTTAACACTTATTACGAATTAACCACAGTGACCAATGAGTCAGGTGATTATATGCTATTCGGTGTACCAACTGGACAGCAACAAATTCACGTAGATATTGATTTATCAGACATTGGAGTACTCTCACAAGCACCAAGAGATATGACTTATCAGGGTTATAATCTAAAAAAGTTTGATAGCCCAAACAAATTCAAAAAAAATAATAATTTAGATAATTTACCTCAGATACTAACTCAGGATACTAGTATTTTTGTCTATCCATTTTGGGGTGATGAAAGTGAGGGTGAAATTGCTATTACAAAGAAAACAATTGATATTCAATATAAATTCGAACTCAAAAACGTCGGGGAAGATGAGTGAATTAATGACATCTCAGGGCACTATAGAGATGTTAAGATATACACTAGAGGATAAAATAGAAAGATACGATATAAATGGTGGAACGCTTATAAATGGAGATGGTGTTTGGTGTTATCAAATACCAATGAACCTAGATTATGTAATCACCGATGAACGAGGAAATTTAGTACCAGCAACAGAACCAGGAAAGGGTATACCAACAAGAACTAAAACCAGATTCAGAGTTACTCTAAATGATAATGGTGATGAATTTACCCAAGACAAAACGGGTGTTTATTTAATACCAAATAATCCAACATCACAAATAGATGAAGACTATCAATTCAATAACAATTGCAAACCAAATTCATTCACAGATTTAATGTGGAATAAGGTCTACTCAGTTAAAAATTACATACCAAGAATTCAAAAAGGATTTATAGCTATAGATAGACATTTCAATGGAATAAAATCAGTGAACTATCATGAAGGTAATAATCCAGTACCATATAATAATATTTGGATTAATATAAATTTAAGGTTTATGCTGATATGTTTATTGACTAAATTATTAATAGATATCGTTGGTATGGTAAATGATGTGATAGATGCAATTGAGGAAGCAACTAGAGGAGTAGTTAGAGATAGGCTTAGTAATGAATTTAGATTTATACATTTAAGTAGTCAAATTGGGGGTAATGAATGCTCAATACTCTCAAATAAGGACTATTTCGTTCCTTTTAAAAAAAGATATGCTGGTAAAGATTCCATTATAGCTGCAAACGATGGTGAATACCCAAATACATTATGGTGTAGCAGCGGACAACATATTGATGAAATTAAATCTTGTATAGAAACTCAATTATCCAACGAAGAACAAGTTGTTAATTTTGATTTTACAAACGACTGGTTAAATGGCAGTTTATACGCGCCAAGATATTTAACAAAAACCAAAAGAAACGGTAAGACTGGTGAAAAAAAGGTTAAATACTGTGGTTCATATGGTATTAATAAGTATCCAAATATGTATTTACTTCAAACATGTTCACCATCTATAAATAGAGATGGAGATAACGATGGTGTTAATGAAGCTTGCACAACCAGAACAAGCGAGGACAATAAATCAATAGTAAAACAAAAATGCTATATACAGTTTGCACCTAAAAAAATAAGTGATGGTATAATCAAAAGGGAAGAACTTGATGATATATATTATTATAGAGGGGTTGAATTTCCAAATAGCTCAATAAATTCAAGTTTAATTAAATATTTAAATGCAACCAATATTATTTTATTGGGGAGTTTAATTGATTGCGATCAAGATGGGATACCACAACTGCATCGATCATTACCATCAACAACATTTAAACTACCGCCAGACAGCTTCGAACCAGAAGAAATATTAGATAATGTTGGTGTTCCAATTCCAGTATTGGAAACGGATTTGGCATCGAAAAAAGAAATGTCAGGTGTTGATTGGGGTAATTCATATGCAAATCAAGAAAATGGGTTGTTTGTGGGCGTTGATTGTATGAGTAGTACAACAACCATGAAAACATGTATAAATGCAACTAGATTATGTGAATTAGGTGTTGATTTCGATGAAAAAACTGTTATCGAATACGGAACGGTAACTGGTGTAACAAATATCGATGGTTTTATTTCACTAGATGAAATTTCAGATGGGGATGCTAGAGGTATGTTTTCAACCTTGAATGGTAATGGATTAAAGACAAAACCAGATAAGTATAAACAATTAAAATATGATTTTACTTATAACTTTCCAGATGGTTTTGATGGTAAATTAAGGGCCACAGATGTCAGTAAGCAGGGGGGTAATTTACCTAGTGATTTGCCATCTAATGATTATTATAAATTTAGGTTCGGGGATTATTGGGCTAATATCAATGAAAGCTATTACACCACAGCCGATCTTAATGGTAGTATAAAGTATTCATTTCCAAAATATTCAAATTCATTTTATTTTTATTTTGGGTTAAAACCAGGTCTGACTGCAATAGATGTATTTAATAACCAATATTTTGTTCCATGTTCAGAACCAGTTAAAGATAAATTTGAATTGACTTTAGAAGTGTTGAATAATGAAGGTTTGTGTCAAGGTCCCCCGACACTAACTATGGGTATCATAACAGATGCAAGTGCAGATACAATATCAATAAGTAATAATAAAATCCAAGCAAATGGAAACACAATAGTAGAAAAAGGTGTGTGTTATGCTCCAAACCCAAATGCAACGCCACTACCAGACTACAACATGGATAAAGTAAATAGTGGTATTGGGAATACTGACTATACCACCATCATACCTGGTTTAAGTGGCGTAACGTACTATATTAGAGCATATGTTAAAACCAGTGATGATATTTACTACAGTAGCGCTAGTCACTTCAGAAAGTATGCGCCATCATTAACCCATACAGGAATGTTTGTTAATGGCGTACTAGAGGAGCAGTATGACCCATTGTTTACATACACTGGTAACTTTATGGGATATGTTGAGGAAGAAGTTGAAAGTTAATAAATAAAGAAAATAACAAATTAAAACAACAAAGAAAATAAATGTCATATCTGAAATCAGGTGAAATAAAGGTAAGTGTTGGTAAAGTAATTTACCCATATACTATATACGTAGATAATAAAGAGTATATGGGTAATATATCATCTAATGATGATATATATCTAACTGGTCTTGAATCTAAGTATTATTCAATTAAGATAATTGATGGCAATGGGGATTCCGTCACTAAAAGTATATTTGTACCCAAAAACGAAGGCATTATATATGATTATTCAAGCACGAATGTAAGTAGTCATGGTACAAGTGATGGAACTATAGATGTAAGAGGGATAACTAATGACAATTCAGAGGTAACTACATACAACCTGAAACTATATAAAAAAAATCAAAATTGGGACATACAATACAATTCAAACACAACCAATGGGTATTTTTTTACTGGAAAGGACTATGGTCAATATAAAGTAGCGGTATCAGAAATAGGATGCTCGAATAATACAACAGAGGAAATAATAAATATATATGCGCCTCCAGTCGTAACAACAAACACCATGACCAAACTATCTATTTCTAAAATAAACGCCTATGGAGAAGTAACGTATACGAGCGAATTGAAAACAAAAAGAGGTTTTTGTTGGATCAGTGGAGATACTGGTGAGCCAACAATTAATAATAATAACATCATCAACGCAGAATACTCTTCAAACATAGGGGTATATAACGATATAATTTTTAATTTAAAGGTGGGTATTCCATATAGAATTAGGGCATTCGCACAAAACTCAGCATTTAATAACTATAGCTACGGAGTAACAAAAATAAAGATTATTGAAGACAATAGAATCTTAAATTCAATAAATAAAACTATTGCAGGTAAGGATTTTGTATTCACGGCGCAGCACCCTGTAGCGAGTGACATAAATATAACCATGGGTAACAAGGAAACCACCATCAAAAAGGGAACCGATCGGGCTGTTATAACATTTGGTGTTAATGGATTATTCACCATTTTACCAGAATACGATGACTATTATTTTTACGTTAAACAACAACCAATAATATCTTACACCAAGGGAATTATTAATATAGGCCAAAATTCGGCAACAAGTGGTGGGTACGTACAATCAGGTGGTGGTGGGGTAATAACCTCCAGAGGTGTTTGCTGGGCTTTAAGTGATGACCCAACAACTGGCGATACCAAAACTAACAATGGTAGTGGGGTTGGTGATTACACAAGCAACTTGATTGGATTAATTCCAGATACGACATATTACGTCAGTGCATATGTCATAAACGAAATAGGCGTTGGGTATGGAGAAGTAGTATCCTTTAAGACCCTAGCAGCCACACTACCAACAGCAACTACAAAAGCTCTAATCCCATCATCATCAACAACAATGAGTTCTGGTGGTGAATTAATAGCTAACGGCGGTGTTCCCGTCACAGCATATGGGGTATGTTGGAATACAACTGGAACGCCAACCACTGCTGACACTAAAACAACTAATGGTACATTGAATCAAAGTTCATTTACTGAAACGATAACAGTCGCCAACATAGCCACAACCTATTATGTTAGGGCTTATGTGACGAATATAGTTGGAACTTCTTATGGAAACGAAGTGGTCTCCAATTTTTTAGCTCCAACAATAAGAACGGCCGATGTCAGTAGTATAGCTAACATAACGGCGACTAGTGGTGGAATTGCAATCGACGCAAGAAATGGTGGTCAAATATACGCTCGTGGAGTTTGTTGGAGTACTGGAATCACACCAACTACTGGGAATGCAAAAACAACCGACGGTACTGGCACCGTAGATTTTATCAGTGGATTAGTTAACTTAACAGAAGATACGACTTACTACGTTAGGGCTTACGCTATAAATTACGCTGGGGTTGGCTATGGTAACACTAAAACATTCACAACATATAAACCATCTTTCAGGTATGACAGTGAATTTTTACTTGGTGTATTAGAGGAAACTTATACTCCAGGATACCAATATACTAGTGAATTTGTTGGTTATGTGGAAGAAGAAAAAAATAATTAAAATATAAAAAAAAACAAAAATTATGGCATGGACAAAAACTGGCTGGAGAAGAAGCCTAAAATTAAGTGTATTAAAACAAGAACCAACACACCCAGAATGGTACCCAGATACAACTACGGTATACGATGGTCAATCTGGTTTTACATACAACGGAACTACGTGGGCACCACTAACAAATATAGAACTAGCTCAATTACCATCAACTGGAACTACAGGATGGGATAATAGACTAACAGCCTTTAAAGCGAGAGTTATTAGTATTAATCCATATATTAAAGACAGTAACAGTAATCCTATAATTGGTAGTACATTTTGGAATGGGGCTAGAGTTCCAGTAGACATCACAGTAACATTTTCAAATACTGGGCAGACTAGCTCAACATACACAGTAAGTTTAACCAGAACATCAACTGGCCTACCATATATACCAACAAATACTATAAGAGTTCAATTTATGGTACATAGACTTGGCTCCGATTCTATTTTGGGTCGACAAACCGTATATAACTACATACCTATTGGTAGTAGTGGCCATACATTTAGTTTAACTGAATCTGACTGCAACGACAATAATGGTACTAATAATCAAGTTATTACTGGCTTTACCGAATTTAGGCCCATGGATGGAATGGTAACGTTCTCACAAGGTCTTTCTGATTGGTCATTACCAGAAATAAACGCAGTAACAACAACCGTACCAACTGGCCCATGTGATAATCCTTATACAACCAAGTATAATTATGAAACTACTGATGCCAATCATGTGAATGAAACTATACTGGGTTCTGTAATACCAAACTTTGGTATATTTACAGTAGTTGATGTGTTATTCGTTAGCAGTGAACCTCATTAACAACATGGAAATAAATTTATCATTAGAAAAAAACAGGAATCAGAAAGCCGTCAATAAGGACTTTTATCAGACCTTGGAGTTAGAACAAACTTCAAGGGTAATTCCTATTGATAATATTTCAAAAACGGTAAATACCTACCAAGTATTTGATGATGAAAGAAATAAATGTACTAAATATAGGTTAAATGTAACGGTAAATCCAATTACTACAAATGTTTTAGTAAATCCCCTAACACAGATATTTAACTCAAACGGAGTTGAAATAATTGGCAATAATAGATTAAATGCAATACAGACAATAAATACTGGCTATACGTATCTACCTGGTTATGATATATTTGATAATCATTTTTTAAGGGTGAATACATTTAAAACTGGTAATACGTTAAATAACTTTACTGGCACTACGCTATTAGATGTAATGACAATAAACGATTCAATAGACAATAATTTAACAGAAGATAATGGTTGGTTTGGGTTTGTCAATAAGGGAACCATCAATGATAATAGGATGTTTAAAAACAAACAACAGTGTGAAAAAATAGATTTATTTCCAAGTAGAGATTATTTTAGTTTTAAGCCAAGAGTGGTAAACGATACACTGGAGAACAATTGGGATTATTGTATTACATATCCTTATAAAAATAAATTGGATCATATATTAGTAACCGACGCAAATAATATAAACGGTCTACCAATAGTTAGAGGTTCAACTGGATATACCGTAGAAATAGGTAACTACCTACAAATATCAACACCATATAAACATGGTTTAAATCAAGGAGATGTTATTAAATTTAAAAGTATAAGTGGTGAAACTAATACGTATTTAGTTTTTGATATTGGTGATATAAATAGACTAGATAAAGAACATACAATTTTAATTGATATTGATAAATACGGGAAGACACTAACACCTACGCTTATAAATAATATAAAACAAAAACGCATAATTAAAGTAATTGATGGTGTTGAGTCAAACTATTATATTCGGATGTTTAGGAAATTACCTAATTTTAAATTTGAAACCGAAGAGATAAATGATGAAAACATAATTTCAAAAACAGAGTCAAATACCGTAGAACTTTCAAATGATAGTTATCAGCTTGGGTTTGCTAGAAATATATTTGGTGATAAATTACAACAAATACAATACATAGACGATATTGATATAAATTTATTAACTGACAACCTAAATAGACCAGTTAGTGAGATATACTTCACTACAATTAAAAAAGGGATTGCAGCTACAAGTACTGAGCATAGTAATGTTTTTACTAAAATACAGTCGGGTATAGATGAACTACCGAACGTAACTGGTTATACAAATATACGCCTAATAAACGGTAATAACACAACTGAAATACCGATAGAAAATGATGTGATAATAAGTGGTGGGTCACTAGCCAACGAAGGAGGTTCAATACTTGCCGAAGATGGTGATATTTTATTAATGGAAGATGGAAGCAACTCACTATTAGAAGGATACTCAAATAATTTATTTGCTGGTGACATTGTTGAATATAATAAAACATTAGTTAAAGAAAATGTATTGGACGTGGTTCAACATAGGTTTAATACAGTTCAGAGGGAGATAACTAACAATAAATTTATATATAATGATATTGATGTTAATTTAATAATTAATAGTATCACTATCGGAGAAAATTGGGGTACGGATCATTATAGTACGGTAAGTTTTCCAGTCATAGCTGGACAAAAAATGGTTCAAATAACCTCAATAGTTACAAATGGAAATGCTTGGAATTATTGGGGTGTAAATTTTGAAGTTGGAAAAACTTATACTTTTTCGGTGACATCATATGGAACAACACCCTTTACAATAGATGTTGGTAATCAAAGCTTTTCTTTTGCTGGTGGAACAATAGCTAATCCATATTTAAATATATCAGCTACCTTTACATTTTCATTTGAAACCTATCACGTAATTTATATTGTTATACCAACTATAGGTAATAATACATGTTTTTATAATTTTAAAGTCGAACAAAACACAGTCGCAACACCATGGTTACCAAATCCAAACGATGTCAACGGGAATTATAAATTTGGTAATAAAACAATTGATTTACTACCGAGAAATGAGGGTTATTTTTATAAACCACATTACAAAATACCATTAAAAAATTATTCGGAGATAATAACACAGGGTGAATTAATTGAAATAACACCATGTGATTTATTCATTTCTGGTGTCACATTTAGTGATACGGTGGTGTTACTAAACAACAGTACAGAAAACCAAATCAAACAATTAATACTAAAGATAACCAACATCAACCAATTTCAAGATTTTGATAGGTTAAGGATTTCAAAATTAGATTCAAACAATAATATAATAGATCATACGACTACAAATATAAGACTAAATCAGAAACTAAGTGACTGTATATTAATACCATACACCATTGAATTTTTCGGTATACTAGCCGATGTAAATAAAAACACTTATACATTTAAAAAATATTATAGTGAACTAATACCAAGCTATGGAGATGATTTAGGTAATGGTAAAATATTATGGCGAGAAATACTACCAGAGGGTATATTTGATAGTGAATCACAATATAAAACGGAGAAGAAATTTACAAATGGAAGATTATATTTAAATTTACCAGTAAATCTTTATTTAAGAAGGCAAGACTCATATGGTGATTATGGTTTAAAATCAAGAACATTCCCATCAGACCCTTACGGAAATTCAAGTACCGAATTCATAAACAATAATAAAATAGAAAAAATCAACGAAATATGTTAAAATATAAATTAAGATTCGGAGATTTAACTGGGGGGACTATATCAATGCCTATAAGTACAGATTTCTCTCCAAATACAAAACAATACGAAAGGATTGAAGAAAATTTTGATATAACTGGTGAAGACATAGTTAATACAATAATTGATTATGAAAAAATTAAATTACATCCAGTAACTGGTGAAACTGGTATACTAGATATAAATTCAATTAATTTTAAGTTACATTTTTATACTGGTGGAACTCAGGGGTGGTCAGTAGATACCAGTAGATTATTAGATGTTGGTTTTATAGAAGATGATATTATTAATAAAAGAAATAGATTAAAAAAAACATTTATTAGGGTTTCATTTTATGATTCCAACGATCTAAAGACTCAAAATCTATTATTTTATTCGACTATTTTTTTAGATGTAGATAAGATATACGGTAATTATATAAACTATGGTATTGATTATAGTGGTTTAACAACTGAATTTCTGGTGAAAAACCCAAAGACAAGTTCTGAATTGAAATCATTCGAGGGGTATTATCTATATTTATTCAAAGACGATGTCCAAAAAAATAATATAACATCTATTTATATGAAATGTGAATATAATAATGCAATAAATGGGAAATCATTGTTATTTTTTAATTCAAAACCATCTAATGCTAATGGTACAACGCTAAAAGCTGTACCCAATTATATGTTCACAAAGGTAAATGTTGACTATAACCAAACAACGGATAAATATATTTATTGGTTTGACAATTTAACAAATAAAAACATTGAAATAAATTTATATCAAGGAAAAGCAATCTAGGTGGAAGTAATTAAAAAGAAAATATGTATAAGGGATTTTCAATGTAGAACAAATCCATATTTAGTCAATGGTTTAATCCCAGAAGATGCTATTTGCACTGGTTTGACATCTCACTGGGGTGAAGTAACTGGGAGGACTAATGGTGGTGCTATTGTTTATTATACTGGACAAACAAGTTCAAATGCTATCATTAGTGCTATACCTATTTTAATAACACTGACAATCGATGATTTAGGTGTGAAAACCGACGTATGCGAAAACTGGGTCGCTGGTAAGACTTATTATATGGGTGAAACTGTTTATTATAATGATTATAGTTATAAATGTATTGTAAGTGAAAGTATTGGTAATGCATTTAATCAATTACAATGGTTGATAACCAATAGGTACGCTGGGAATGGGTACACAGTAAATTATACTGGTGATTCACAGATAGATACATTTAGAAGACATACAAAAAAAGATAGTGATAGAGATTTATATAACCCAAGAACTAATAGTGGATTTACCGACGAACATAAAAATATCAATGGAACATATAATAAAATAACTGGTGAGAGTAAAAACACAAATAACTCAAAACAAAACCTATACTCATATATAATAGGTTACGATTTAGGTAAATCAACTACAACTGGTATACACTATCAAGATACGGCAAATGGTTTATCATCAGTAAATTACCATACAAGTGGTTTAACACAAGAAAATTCAGTTCTAGTGTCAAGTATAAAATTAGAACACTTAATAGGTTTAGTTGAACCAGTAAAAAGAATGATAGATGTAAATATAGATAGGGTTACTAATACCACATTTGAAAAACATCTTAAATTTGGTGAAATAAGTGGTTTAGATGACCTAGAAAGGTTCTTACGGTATAGTTAAACAAGCAAATTTCAATCCAACATCAGATGCGGATGTATTTTTATCGTATCAAGAGACTAGAAGTGCTGTTTCTACTGGTTTTACATCTGTTGATGCTACAAAATATTTAGTAAGGGGACAGCAAGTAAATAACGGAACGGCTACAAACCTAGATGGTATATATAATTTGAAATTACCATTAGACACTTTCAATAGAAGTGGTATTTATAATATAATGATCAGACCAAAAGAAATTGAAACCACTATATTAGACATTGGTGTACTTTCAGCCTATCCAGATGTAAAGGGTGTCGTTTTAAAACTATCAGCAATTCCAAATCAAACATTTGAAAATGATAGTTTAACTGGTTACAGATTGGAATATTATGACCAATCTGGCGTAAAAATAAATAACTTCTTTAAAATTATAACGTCAAATAATAGATGTGAGCCAGTAAATCAAAATGTAACTAGTTCAAGTCAGAAATCAATTAGATATAGATTTAATGATAGTTCAGATTTAATGTTTTTGACTGTTACACCATCATCTGCTAGTACGATAAAAGCGAACTCAGTACCATTTATTGGTAATCCAGGTTCAAGGATAATACTTTCAAACACTTTCTTTAATCCAACAATGATTGAAATCGAAATGACTGAAAACGATGTTGAATCGCTATACACAACTATCAATGGGAATCAAATAAGAAACTTAGATAAAGGCCTCATCACGACATACGATAAAAACAATCAAATATACGATCAAAAACAATATTATCTAATAAAAGAAGATGCTACTGGAACGGCTATATACGACGTTAAGGAAACACAAACGAGTATTGATTTCACACAGGATCATGATACAATCGTGGGGAGCGTTTAAAAAATAAAATTTACATAGTAAAATGGCGAAAAAATATATAAAATCAACAAGTAATTACGTTCAAAAAAGCAATCCAGTCGTAGCTCAAAATAGTAAAATTTTTGAGACGGACTTACTGAGCTATTCACAGCCATATAACGATGTAAATGGGAATTTAGTTATTAGAAGTGAAGGCGGGTTTACTTTTATAGTTAATACAACACCAACCGACAAAAAAACAATAGTCAGCAGTGAAACAAGTGATATATTTACGTTAGAAGATATTTTAATCAGTGAAAGTCAAGAAAGCTCAACAACACAACCAATTACATCAAAACAACTAGAAATACCTAAAACATATATTGATTTAGAAAAGACATACGACGATTTAACTAAATTTTCTTATTTTGGTTCATGTAATACATTGATAAAAGGTGGTATTGAAGACATAATAAATAGATTTCCAGCTGGGTTATACATATCCTATGATACAATCATAAGCGATGAATTACTAATGGAGAACGGAGATAATGAATTAATGGAAAACGGAGAGCTAGCGCAAAACGAAGATATTACCATTATTCAACAAGGGAATACATTAACAATTCCAATTAGTGATATAACCAATACATTCGGAATTGATTTAAATAGTTACGCCAATACAAGAACCAATCTAGGTTATGATTTAAGGGTAATTGCAAGCTCATACAACGACTTTGTTGTAGTTTCCAATGATATTCAACTAGCGACAGTTACTGGCCTTACATCGAACGAAATTAATCAAACACTGACTTTCAATCTAAGTAATCCAATTACACTGTCAACATCACTACACATAAGACCAAATAACTTTAAAATAAATGAATTTTTTGACAGTTTAGATGATTTACAAAGAGTATTATTGAATAGAAAAACATCGCCAAAATATAGGTCGTTGATAAAAATACCAAAAGAAACTGAATTTGGTACTACATTTGAGTATAGACAGTTTATATGGGAAACGCCAGATACTTATAACCTAGACATCTCATCAATGGACTACGTTCTATTTGTGCAAGAGTTGGTAGATGCATCTAATTACATAGATGAAGTATATTCGGACAATCTATATAGGATGTTAACCCACGACTCAATCAAAAACATGGACACCACCTATGAGAGAGTTACGGATGGTGATTTATTAGATGAATACATAATTGGGGGTACTAAAATTCAGAAAGTACTTAGACTATATGGTAGAGAGTTTGATCAAGTAAAAAAGTATATTGATGGGATTTCATTTTCTAACAACATAACATATAATAAAGAAAATAATTTACCAGAACAATATCTGAGTGGAAAATTAAATATGTTAGGGTGGGATGTAAACTCAATAACTAAAACATTTCCTTTAAGTGGTAGTACGGTAGCTGGCATGTTTCCAGGAGCACTAGGTTCGCTATCAACAAAAGAGGTTGATAGTGAGGTGAATAGAAGAATGATAATAAATTCACCCTATATATGGAGGAGTAAAGGGACTAAAAAGGCCATTAGAAAGGTTATGAATTTACTGGGTGTTGATGAAAACTATTATCAAATAAGGGAATACACTCAGAAAGTAGATAATTTTTTAGTTGATACATCTTTACAAAAAATAGCCGATTTAAACTCGGATGTTAGATACGTTGAAATAGAGACAACTACCGATGAGACTAGAAATATATTATATACTGGTTTAAATTTAGACACATTTGTAAAATCACCATCTGGAAGTGAAAATTATTATATTTTAGACACCGATGGTATTAGTGGTAAATGTATCGATGATGGTCAAGTATTTTTGATATCTGGAAATACTTATGGCTATCCAAGACCGATGATCAATTCAAACTCATTTTATTTTCAACAAAAAGGAAGTTGGTACAGAGAAACTGGGGGTTATCATACCGATTACACTGGCGGTACCTATGTAAATGAAATAACAACTGGTAATAACCCACACGTAGGTAGCGGAGTGTACGATGGTGGTTTCAACTACGTTGACCAATTCAAAAACCTATTTAAAAATGATATTGATAATCAAGATTACTATCCAACCATTGATATAACTGGTCATACCACTGGTTTCACAATATCTAGTGGCAAAACAGTGAACAACGATAAAATAATATTTAAGGGCAAACCATTTAAAGCTGATAAAGAATATTTTATGGGTTATACATTAACAGCAGATAGCCCATCTAGCATCTTGTTTAAAATTTATCAGACAACCCCAAAAACAACCACGAGCTTAATTAGAAGTAGAAAATTTATATTTCATTTTAGTAACGATTATAAAAACTCAATAAATTGGTCGTTTAACGGTGTTGCATATACATTTAAATACGGGGAAACGTGGGATTTAGATTATGACCAACCAACAAATACATGGACAATCAAAAAAAGAGAAGATAAGCTAACGTTAAATCTTAAAAACTTTGTTATCGGTATAGATACGAGTAAAATATTGAACGACTTTGCAATATCGTTACTAATGGAAGATGGTGTTAATGAATTAATGGAGGATGAGAACAATGCGATGTTAGAGGGTAGTGTTTTAGGTGCAACCGAAGATGATATTTATAATATAATAAAATCGCTGTTACTACCATATTTAGAACAAGTAATACCAAGCACGGCAATATTTGACTTTGTTAAAATAAATACAATTGAACCAAAATGGATATTAGCCGAAAAAACGTGTGAAAGATACGCCACAGGAACAACACAGACATTTACGGGAAAAAGTATATTAAGATACAAAAATATAAATTACTTTGATACGGGCTCAACTGGTTACGCTGGCTTAATTGACATAATTAATAAAGATTTCGGTGTAGATGGCAATTGGCAATGGCTAGATAACGGAGATAATAATTTCAATGGCTTCGATAGAGAGGTTAGATTTAGGGGTGATGATGGTACATGTAATAGAGATGCTAGTGAAAATTGGTCATTGGTTGAAAATATGTTTACTTAAAAAAACGAATAAAATAAAATAACAATATATTTATAACAAAACAAATAATAATATTATGGGAAAAAAATGGTCGGAAGTAGGTAGCATAACATCAGGTAGTGCAAATACTAAATTATGTGTGTTAGAAGGCACTGGCGCAGATGCAAACAAAACAATAACAAAGAATAATTTATTTGATAATCCAACATTTACTGGAATAGTAACAATAGAAGATTCTATTTTACTGAATGGTGCAAACATGTCATTTACTGGGGAAGCAACTATAGATAACCCAAGATTTACTGGAACTGTTAAATTAGGTTCAGTAAATGGGTCTACTGGGTCAATAGATACATCAAACACCAGTGTTGGACTAAATGCATTATTAAATGCTAGAGTTGGTGTGCTCAGAAATACTGCAATAGGTGTTGGTGCATTAACCAATAATGGAGTTGGTGGGACTACTGAAAATCAAGGGTATGGGAATACTGCTGTTGGGTCAAATTCTCTTGATAACAATACATTTGGTAGTAATAATTCAGCACTTGGTATTGATTCTTTAACGTCAAACACTACAGGCAGTTCAAACGTGGCTTTGGGACATACATCATTAAGGGATAATACTACTGGAATAGATAATGTAGGAGTTGGTGGTAATTCCCTAGCTAGAAACACTATAGGTTATGGAAATACCTCAATAGGATTAGGCTCTTTAAACGACAATGTGTCTGGAAACTATAATACCTCTATTGGTAAAAATGCAGGAGATTTATGCACTGGAGATAATAATATATTTATAGGTTCTGGATCTGTTGCTTCTGCTGCTGGGGTATCTGAGGAAATTGTTATCGGAGCTGGAGCAATTGGAAAAGGTTCTAACACTATAACAATAGGTAAGAATACAAATACAAAAACCTACCTTAAAGGAGACTTAAATATAGTAGGAACAGCTCCAATACCAACTGGTACTATAAAT